TCAGATTATTAGCAAGAGTATTTAAAACTTACTTACCACCTGTTTATCCATTTGACGTTGTTGGTGGTAGAAGAGAAATTAAACAAATGGATTTTGATGATAGAGTAGATATTTTACCTGTTGCAGATCCAAACATATTTTCAATGTCACAAAGAATTACAATGGCACAAACAGAATTGCAACTTGCAACATCACAACCCCAGTTGCATAATTTGTATCAATCTTATAGAAAAATGTATGAAGCATTAGGTGTAAAAAATATAGATCAAATATTACCACCTCCTGCGCCTGTGCAACCAATGGATCCAAGTCTAGAACACATTAATGCAATGGGTGCAAAACCTTTTCAAGCATTTCGTGGACAAGATCACACCGCACACATAACTGCACACTTAACTTTTATGTCAACTAACATGGTTAGAAACAATCCACAAATTATGGCATCAATTCAAAAAAATATTTTAGAACATATTAGTTTAATGGCTCAAGAACAGGTAGAATTAGAGTTTGAAGAACCTTTACAACAAATGCAAATGCTTCAAGTACAAGCTCAACAAGACCCACAAGCTAAACAACAGCTTCAACAACTATCAGAACAGATAGAAGCTAGAAAAGCAGTGTTAGTTGCAGAGTTAACTGCTGATTTTGCTAAAGAAGAAAAGGAAATTACATCACAATATGACAATGATCCTTTATTAAAACTAAAATCTAGAGAAGTTGACCTTAGAGCTATGGAAAATGAACGTAAAAAAGATGCAGATGAGGCAAAAGCAGACCTAGATAGAGCAAAATTAGTTCAAGCTAGAGAAATTTTTGATGATAAACTTGAACAAAACCAAGATTTAGCTGAATTAAGAGCTGGAGTAAGTCTTGCAAAAAAAAATAATAGTAATATAAATTAACAAAGGTAAAAAACTATGATGAACTATAAAAAAACAAAAGAAGTTAGTGTTCCTGAGCAAAATATAGAAGTAGATCCTAGATCTAAGACTACTGCTGATGGTTCTTTCAACTATATTCCTACTGGAGACAAGGAAAAAGTTAGAGGACAAAAAAGAATGTTAGCTGACAAAAAAAAACCGGCTACTTGGTACTAATATGTGGTTTTCGGCAATTAAATTAGCCGTTTCTGCTGGTAGTAAAATTTATGCTAACAAGCAGAAGGCAAAAGTCGCAATGTCAGACGCACAATTGTTACATGCAGAGCGTCAAGCTCGTGGTGAGGAAGCTTACCAAGGAAAACTTTTAGAAGCTAGACAAGCAGATTATAAAGACGAGGCAGTTCTTGTGATTCTCACGTTGCCAATTCTGGTGCTCGCATATGGAGTCTTTTCAGATGACGTACAGGCCATGGACAAGATAAAAGTTTTCTTTGATCATTTTCAATCGCTTCCGTCATGGTTCACAAATCTTTGGATCCTTGTCGTGGCGTCGATATATGGTATAAAGGGCACACAAATATTTAAAGGAGGAAAAAAATAATGAGAAAAAAAATGATGGGTGGCGGAATGTCAAACAGAGTAATGTACAAAGCAGGTTCTTCAAATCCAAAAGCTAGTAAAGCTATTAAGAAAAAAATTAAAAAGAAAAATAAATTTCCAGATCATTCTGGTGATGGTAAAATTACACAAAAAGATATTTTAATGGCTAAAGGTGTAATTCCAAAAACTAAAGGTAAAGCATAATGCCAGGAAAAGAAATTAAAGGTAGAAGTAAAAGAGCAAACTACCGTAATGGTGGTGGACCCGGTCTTTACGCAAACATCGCAGCTAAAAAAGCTAGAATCAAAGCTGGTTCAGGTGAAAAGATGAGAAAAGCTGGATCTAAAGGTGCACCAACTGCAGCAAACTTTGCAAGAGCAAAACAAACAGCGAGGTCATAATGGCAAAACTTTGTCCAAGAGGTAAAGCAGCAGCAAAAAGAAAATTTAAGGTTTACCCAAGCGCATATGCAAACATGTATGCGTCAGCAGTTTGTTCAGGTAAAGTTACACCAGGAGGAAAAAAGAAAAATAAAAAAGCTGGTGGTGGTTTAATGAAACAAGAATTTCGTGTAGGTGGATTAGCTAGACGAAAGAGAATGAGTTGTGCGTAGAAACTTTTCAGATGGAGGTGGATTAAGAAAATGGGTAGCCGACAAATGGGTAGACATTGGAGCACCGAAGAAGAACGGGAAATATCAACCTTGCGGGAGAAGCAAAGGCTCAAAGAGGAAATATCCAAAATGCGTCCCACTTGCAAAAGCCACACGAATGACAAAGTCGCAAAAGGCGAGTGCTGTCAAACGAAAAAGAGCAGCTGGGAACCCTGGCGGTAAACCAACTAACGTAAAAACATTTGCATGAGAAAAAAAGAAAATACTATAAGAAAAACTACTACAGGCAAAGGTGCCAATTATAGATCAACAAAATCTGGAGCTGGAATGACAGCAAAAGGTGTAAGAGCTTACAGGGCAGCAAACCCTGGAAGTAAACTAAAAACAGCCGTAACAGGAAAAGTGAAGCCTGGATCAAAAGCTGCTAATCGTAGAAAATCATACTGCGCTAGATCACTAGGACAATTAAAAAGGTCATCAGCAAAAACACGTAACGATCCAAACTCACGAATTCGTCAGGCAAGAAGGAGATGGAAATGTTAAAAAAGAAAAAAGAGCTAACTAAAAGACAAAAAGAAACTTTAAAAAAACATAGCAAACATCATTCTTCAAAGCATATGACAAGTATGAAAAATGACATGAAAAAAGGAATGTCATTTTCAAAAAGTCATAAAAAAGCTATGAAGAAAGTTGGTGCTTAATGCAATTAGAAACAGTAATTAATAAACTTATTAGATTTTTAAACGAAAGAACAGAAGACCTATCTATTACAGTAACTTCAGGAAGTGTTGACAACATGGAAAATTACAAGTATATAATAGGACAAATCAATGCATTGGAATCAGTGCATCAGGAAATCTCTAACCTGCTAAACGATAAGGAGCACAATGAAGGAACAGTCATCGATATTAACACCAAACAATGATCTTATTGGTGTAAAAAAATCAGAGAAAAAAGAAGAAAAGCAAGAAGGAAAAATTCCACAACCAACAGGTTGGAGACTTTTAGTTTTACCTTTTAAAATGAAAGAAAAAACTAAAGGCGGATTAGTATTGGCAGAAACTACTTTAGAAAAGCAACAAGTTGCTTCTCAATGTGGTTTAGTTTTAGCTATGGGTCCACAATGTTATAAGGATAAGGAGAGGTATCCTGAAGGTCCATGGTGCGAGGTCAATCAATGGGTTATGTTTGCACGTTATGCAGGTAGCCGAATAAAAATAGATGGTGGGGAAATTCGTCTGCTAAACGACGATGAAGTGTTAGCAACAATTGATAGTCCAGAAGACATCTTGCATGAGTTTTAATCATAGGAAGGAGTAACTATGCCAGACGAAGAAAATAAATCAGTTCCGATAGATACATCAGGACCTGAAGCAGAAGTTTCTATTGAAGAAACTAAAGACGAAGCCGTTATCGAAACGGAATCAGAAAACCAAGAAACAGAAAACGTAGAAAAAGAAACAGATAAAACATTTGAAAATGAACGAGAAACAAAATTAGAAGAAGGTGGCGAAGTAAAAAAAGAAGAAGCAAAAAAAGACGACGAACAGCTAGAGGATTATAGTAAAGGAGTTCAATCTCGAATTGCTAAACTTACTCGTAAGATGCGAGAAGCAGAGCGAAGAGAAAAAGCTGCTTTAGAATATGCAAAAGCTGTTGAAGCAAAAAGACAAACTGTTGAAACTAAATTTACAAAAGTAAATGATGATTATGTTAAACAGTTTGAAACTAGAGTCCAAACCGGTTTAGATTCTGCTCAAAAAGAATTAGCATCAGCTATTGAAAACGCTGACGCTGCTTCTCAAATTGAAGCACAGAAAAAAATCGCTGCTTTGTCAATTGATGAAGCTAGACTTAATGCTTTAAAAGAACAACAATCAACAAAAAAAGAAGAACCTGCACCTAAATTATCAGATGCAGTAAATCTTCCAGAGAGCACACCTCAAAACCTACCTTCTCCTGATCCTAGAGCAGAAGATTGGGCTAATACTAATTCATGGTTCGGAAAAGATAGAGCTATGACTTTTACAGCCTTTGAAATACACAAAGATTTGGTAGAAAGAGAAGGTTTTGATCCTCAAACTGATGAATATTATGCGGAAGTCGATAAAAGAATAAGACTTGAATTTCCGCAGAAATTTGATAAAAGAGAAACACAAACGTCTAAACCGACGCAAAATGTTGCTTCTGTCAACCGTTCTACAACTAGACAAGGCAGAAAAACTGTGAGACTCACTTCATCACAAGTAGCAATAGCTAAAAAATTAGGAGTGCCACTTGAAGAATACGCAAAACAAATAAAACTCACGGAAGGAGCGTAAAATGGAAAAAGATAATAAAAACACTTCTCGTGCGAACGAAACTAGGTCTAAAACAGAAAGACCAAAAGTTTGGGTTCCACCATCTTCTCTAGATGCACCCCCTGCACCTGATGGATTCAGGTATAGATGGATAAGAGCAGAAAGCGTTGGCTTTCAGGATACTAAAAATATAACTGGACGAATTAGAGAAGGTTATGAATTAGTAAGGGCTGAAGAAATCGTTAATGCTGATGACTATCCTATACTTGATGAAGGTAAATACAAGGGAGTGATTGGGGTAGGAGGCCTTCTACTTGCGAAGGTACCAACAGAGATTGCAGAACAGCGTCAAGAGTATATGACTAATCGTCATAAACAAAGAGACGAAGCAGTTAATAACGATCTTATGAAGGAGCAGGATAGTAGAATGCCAATCAATGTTGAAAGGCAATCTCGTGTAACCTTCGGTGGTACGAAAAAATAATTTTTTCAATCACTGAATTTATATAAACCGTACTGGAGGCCCTTCGGGGCAGGTACATAAGGAGAAAACTAACTATGGCAAATAGAAACACACAAGGTTTTGGTTTAATTCCTGCAGGAACGCTTGGATCAACTCCAGCAACTTCTGGTCAGGGTAAATACAAAATCGACGCTGGTTATGCAACAACTGTATATCACGGCGAAGCGGTTGCTTCTAGTGCTGGTTACATAATTGGAGGTCAGACAACTGATGCTCCAGTTCTTGGTGTATTAAATGGTATTTTCTATAATGCGGCTACAACTTTAAAGCCTACATTTGCGAACCATTACGTACAAGTAACACCGGCTAACTCAGAAGATATCGATGCATTTGTATTCGATAACCCACAACAACAATATGTAGTAGCAACAGATGCTGCTGTAGCACAAGCAGGATATTTAGAAACGTATGACATGAATACGACAGCTGGTAGTACAACTACTGGTCAGTCTTCAGCTACGTTAGATATCGGAGATACAAGTGCTGATGCAGCTTCATGGAGATTATTAAGATCTGCTGAAGATCCTGAAAACGATGAAAATGCGGCTTTCAGATCTGTAGTAGTAGTTGCTAATCTAATTGAGCTACAAAACTAAGCTAGAATAGGAGAATAAAAAATGGCTATATCACGATCACAACTAGTTAAAGAACTAGAGCCAGGTTTGAATGCACTATTCGGCCTGGAATACAAAAGGTATGAAAATCAGCATGCTGAAATTTATACTACAGAATCATCTGACAGAGCTTTTGAAGAAGAAGTAATGTTAAGTGGTTTTGCAAACGCACAAGTAAAAGGTGAAGGTTCTGGAGTTTCATTTGATGAAGCACAAGAAACTTTCACAGCTAGATACACTCATGAGACTGTAGCTTTAGCATTCGCAATCACTGAAGAAGCGATTGAGGATAACTTGTATGATAGACTTGCGTCTAGATATACAAAAGCTTTAGCAAGATCTATGAGTAACGCTAAACAAGTAAAATCAGTCGAGCCACTAATCAATGGTCTGCCTACTGCAGATGCTTTTGATTCAGGTGACGGTGTTTCTTTATTTAACACTTCTCACCCTACAGTGTCTGGAACTTTTGCTAACACTTTAGCAACTCAAGCTGACCTTAACGAAACATCATTAGAGCAGTCTTTAATAGACATCGCTAAAATGACAGACGAAAGAGGCCTAAGAATTGCTGCTAGAGGAGTAAAAATGATTATTCCTTCTGAGCTACAATTCACTGCTGAAAGACTTATGAAGTCTCAAGGTAGAACTGGAACAGCTGATAATGATATCAATGCAATCGTATCTATGGGTATGGTTCCTCAAGGTTATAGAGTGAACAACTACCTAACAGATTCAGATGCATTTTATATCTTAACAGACGTGCCTAATGGCATGAAAATGTTTAACAGATCACCATTGAAAACAGCAATGGAAGGTGATTTCGATACTGGTAACGTTAGATACAAAGCTAGAGAAAGATACTCTTTTGGAGTTTCTGACCCTAGAGGTATCTTCGGCGTTGAAGGTGCGTAATTAATACTTTTTATGAGGCGGCCTTAAAACCGCCTCATTTACAATATACATGGTGAGATTCATGAAAAAATTTATAGTTACAATTTGGGCTTACGATTATCATAGTAAGTTTGAAGTAGAATCAAAAGATTCCCCAGAAGCCTTAGAGCAATCTATCCTTGACAAACTAGGAAAAAATAGTATAAAATGGGAGTATCTTGGAAGCAGTTATGCTGAAAAGATAAACAGAATAACCTATGAGGAGGTTATAGATGATACAAGACCTATACAAACTAAAAAGGTCCTTGGAGTTGAAGTGGGAACAAGAGCATCTATCTAATAATAGATACACTCTTGAAATGGTCAGGATTGATGACAAAGTTAGAGAAGTTATCACAAAGATCAAGCTGGAAGAAGCAGCTGTTGCCCACAGACAGAATACTGTCGAAGGTTTAACTCCTGAAGTTTCAGTAGCTACTTAATCAAAAGCTACATCGTTGGAAAAATTCCACTCCACATCACAGGCTCTCTTGCACTCTACTTAAAACTAGTATATACTTTATGCACTATACATAAATTGAATATCGACGCGTATAGTCGACGGCCTAGAGACGATATTCAAATAACTAGGAGGATAATAACATGGCAAACACTACGTTTTCAGGACCGGTCATTTCTAAAAATGGCTTTGTAAATACAGGTCCTGGTATGACTGTTAGCTTAACAGCTGACACAACTTTAACTGTAGCAACTCACGCTGGTAAAATCTTACTTTGTAATGATGCTGACGGTAAATTTACTTTACCAAGTATCAATGTAAATAGTAATGGTGCAACAGCTGGTGATACAGATTTTAATAACTTAAATAACATTGGTGCAACTTTTAACTTTTTTGTTGAAACAGCTGCAACTGATATGGACATCAAAACAGATGGTACTGATAAATTTAAAGGTGCAATCTTAATTGGTGTAGATGATGGCGCTAAAAAAGCTTTCGTACCAGGTGCATCTAACGATGTTATTACTATGAATGGTTCTACAAAAGGTGGAATCGTTGGTAGCATAGTATCTTTCACAGCGATTGATACAGCTACATACATGGTTCACAATTCTTTATTAATTGGATCAGGTACAATAGTAACACCATACGCAGACGCGTAATAAATTAACTCGAGGTGCCTGGTAATGCAGGCACCTTTTAAAAGGAGGAAAACATGGCAGACACAGTATTAAATACAACTGTATTCGACGGAGCAAAAAAATTAATCACTCACTACAATGTAGTTTCTGATTCTACAGGAGGCACAACTACAATAGTTGATGTTTCTGGACTAACAACTAACAATGGTAAAACTTGCAAAACAGTAAGACTTAACAAAGTTAGTTTTAACGTTTCAGTAACAGCACCTGTTGATGCAATTAGAATGGTATGGGGTGGATCAGATGTTGTTTTTCAAACATTAAATGGTGAAATGGAATATGACTATTCTTCATTCGGTGGTTTAAAAAATAATAAAGCTAGTAGTTACACAGGAGATGTAGATATTACTTTACCAGCTTGCACATCAGGAGATTCCGCTACAGTTGTTTGTGAATGGATTAAAGTCTACGAATAGGAGGCTAAATGGCTAACACAACTTCGGGTACAACTACTTTTGATAAAACTTTTTCTATTGATGAAATAGTAGAAGAAGCTTATGAAAGAATTGGAGTATTAGACTATTCTGGTTTTCAATTAAAAACCGCTAGACGTTCTTTAAATATATTACTTCAAGAATGGGGTAATAGAGGTATTCACTATTGGGAAATAGGAGAATTAGATCTTGATTTAATACAAGGTCAATCTGAATATAAATTTTTTAGATCATCTGGAGATGGTACAAGTGCTACTTCAAATCCAAATGGTATTTATGGAATATCTGATGTTCTTGAAGCGCAATTAAGATCAGATAGAACTGCAACAGATCAGTCTGATAGTCCGATGACAAAAGTCGATAGATCAACTTATGCTGCCTTTTCTAATAAACTTTCTCAAGGATCACCTAATCAATATTGGGTACAAAGATTTATTGATCATGTTAGTATTAATATTTATCCTACTCCTGATTCTACTAATGCATCAAAAGATATGCATTTTTATTATATAAAAAGAATTCAAGATATAGGTGAGTATACAAATGCAACTGATATGCCTTTTAGATTTATACCTTGCATGGTTTCAGGATTAGCTTATTATTTATCAATGAAGTATGCACCACAGTTAATGCAAAATATGAAATTAGTTTATGAAGATGAATTTCAAAGAGCTTTACAAGAAGATGGTTCAGCTTCAAGTACTTACATAACACCTAAAATTTATTACCCAGGAACCTAATGGCAAATTACGCATCAGGAAAACACGCAAGAGCAATTTCTGATAGATCAGGAATGGAATTTCCTCATAAAGAAATGGTTAGAGAATGGAATGGAGCTTTAGTTCATTTTTCTGAATTTGAACCTAAGCAACCACAATTAGAACCTAAACCACATGGCTCTGATGCTATTGCATTAAGAAACGCTAGAGTTGCTAGAACAGAACCAATTACAACTGTTATGATTCCTGAAAACGGTTTTAAAACTTATCAAGCAGGATCAGGTGTTTTAAATGTAAATGTACCTGGACACGGTTTAACAAATGGTACTACTTATTTATTTAGAGGTCCACCTACAATATCACCTGGCACAGGAACATCTACTAATCCTGTCTTTGCTTATGCAACTATTCCTAGTTTTGATGGAATTACAGGTGCAAACATAGGTCAGGGATCCGGATATGCAATAACAACTGGTTTATTTCAAAATGGAATAAGAGTTACAACAGATTTTGCATTAAGTAATTTTTTCTATTTTACAGTTAACTCAGATACTGCTACAACAGGAAATGTAAAAGGAGGAGGATATGGGTGCTCAATAGGCCCCATAACGATATCACCATGATTAGAAAATTTATTAATTGGATTAAAAATATTTTTACACCTGAAAAACAAGATCCACATCTTGAAATGTATGAAGAAGTTAGACCTGATAAAGTAGAAAAAATACGTAGAAAATATAAAGGAAACTCTGAATAATGACATATGCAGAATTAGTACAAAAAATTAGTGACTATACAGAAGTAGATAGTAATGTTTTAACTTCTACTATTGTTAATGGTTTTATCGAAAATGCAGAATTTAGAATTTATAGAGATGTAGATTCTGATAATAATAGACGATATGCTACAGCTAATTTAGTTACCAATGATAGATTTATATCTACTCCAGCAGATGCTTTAATAGTTAGATCTGTTCAAATAGTAAATGGTGGTTCGGGATCCACGAGAAATTTTTTAGAATTTAGAGATACAAGTTTTATGTCAGAATTTAATTCAACAGGGGTTACTGGAGAACCTAAATATTATGGTATGTGGGACGATGATAAAATGGTTTTAGCGCCAACTCCTAACTCAACATACCAGGTTCAAGTCAATTATATCTTGAAAGATCCAGGCTTATCGAGTACAAATACAACTACATACTTAAGTAAGTATTTTCCCAACGGACTTTTGTATGCATGTTTAGTCGAAGCTTTTAGCTTTTTAAAAGGACCTGCAGATCTTCTGCAATTATATGAAGGACGTTATAAACAAGCGACTGAAGGTTTTGCAATAGAACAAATGGGAAGAAGAAGACGTGATGAATACCAATCAGGTGTTCCTCGGGTCGGAGGAAAATAAGAGATATATTATGGCTATAACACAAGCAATTGCAAACGCTTTTAAAAAACAACTACTAGAAGCAGATCACAACTTTAAACAATCAGGTGGTGATAAATTTAAATTAGCTCTTTATACTTCTTCAGCATCTTTAAACTCAACTACTACAGCTTACGCTTCAAGTAATGAAGTTAGTAACACTGGAACTTATTCAGCAGGTGGTGGAGCTTTAGTTAACAACGGAACTTCTATCGGTACAGGAACTGGTAAGGGTGTAGCTATTGTTGACTTTGCAGATTTGTCTTTTACGTCAGCGACAATCACAGCAAGAGGAGCATTAATCTATAACACATCTTCAGCTACAACTAATGCAGCTGTTGCAGTTTTAGATTTTGGAGCAGATAAAACTAGCACATCAGGAACTTTTACAGTTGTATTTCCAGCGTTTACAACTTCAGCAGCTATATTAAGAATCTCTGGATAGGAGTATTAAATGGCATTAATTGTACATGACAGAGTAAGAGAAACCTCTACCACTACAGGTACGGGTACATTAACTTTAGCAGGAGCTGTTCAAGGTTTTGAAACTTTTTCTAGTGCAATAGGAAACACTAACACAACTTATTACGCAATCGTTAATCAAGCAAACGCAGAATTCGAAGTTGGTCTTGGAACTGTATCAGCAGGTGCATTAGCAAGAACAACTATAATCACATCATCAAACTCAAACAACGCTGTAGACTTTTCAGCAGGTACAAAAGATGTATTCTGTACTCTACCTGCAACAAAAGCAGTTATAGAAGATGCAAGTAGTAATGTATCACTTCCAGCAAATTTAACTGTTGGTGACATGACATTATCTGGAAGCACAATAAGCGATCCTAGTTCTTTTAAAATAGACACAGATAGTGCTATAATTTTAGACGCTGGTAGTGGTGGTAATGGTGTTCAAATAGATGATGATGGCACTGAAATTCTTCGTATATCAAACTCATCCAGTGATGTTACTATACAAACTAAAGTATCGGATAAAGATTTATTTATTAAAGGTAATGATGGCGGTTCTGATGTTACAGCTTTAAGTTTTGATATGTCTGCTGCTGGCGCAGCTACATTTGGTAATAATGTAAATGTTACTGCAGACTTAGATGTTGATGGTACAGCTAATTTAGATGTTGTTGATATTGATGGAGCTGTTGATATGGCCTCTACTTTAACTCTAGCTGGAAATGCAGATTTTAATGGTGATCTAGATGTTGATGGTACAGCTAATTTAGATGTTGTTGATATTGATGGAGCTGTTGATATGGCTTCTACTTTGACTGTAGCTGGAAATGCAGATTTTAATGGTAATTTAGATGTAGATGGTACAACAGATACAGACGGAATAACTAACTCTGGTAATTTTTCTACAGATGGTGGCACGATAAAACTAGATGGTAACTATCCAACAGGAACAGATAACGTAGCAATAGGAGATACTGCTTTAGATTCAGTTGAAGCTGGCGGTATAGCCAATGTCGCTATTGGTAGTAAAGCTGGAACAGCAATTACAACAGGAGATAATAATATTGTAATAGGTTTATGCGCTGGTTTAAAAACTAATACAGGTGGACAAAACGTTGGAATAGGTAGCTTTTCTTTTTGTAATAATACTACAGGATGTAAAAATGTAGCTATAGGACAAAGTTCAATGAAAGCTAGTACTACAGGAGACTTTAATGTTGGTATAGGTATGGGTTCTTTAGCCTTACATGAAACAGCAGATGGTAATACTGCTATAGGTGCTTGTTCTATGGCATCTACAACAACAGGAGCAAGTAATGTTGCAGTAGGTTTTTGTTCTTTATTTACTAACACAACAGGTGGAAGTAATACATCATTAGGTGTTCAATCTTTACTTGATAACACAACAGGTGGAAACAATGTTGCTCTTGGTAAGTGTGCTTTATGTGATAATACAACAGGTTCTCAAAATATAGGAATAGGTGTAGAGGCTTTATCTAAAATTACAACGGCAGAAAATAATGTAGCAGTAGGACACAGAGCTTTATGTGCTAATACAGGAACAGCTAATGTGGCAATGGGTTATCAAGCTTCCAGATATGCAACTTCAGGAAATTACAACATTGCAATTGGAGTAGATTCAAGGAGAGATGCAACAACAGGATCAAATAACGTTGCCGTTGGTTATCAAACATTAAGAGAATCAGAAACAGCAAGTAATAACACAGCTGTAGGTCACGAAGTTTTAAAAGTTAACACAACAGGTTCTGAAAATGTTGCTGTTGGAGATTTAGCTTTAGTTGCTAATACAGAAGGTCATAGTAATGTAGCAATTGGTCATAATTCTTTAGCCACTAACACAACAGCAGACGAACATACAGCAGTAGGTTTCTGTGCTTTAAATGCAAATACTTCTGGAATAAGAAATACAGCTGTTGGAAGACAAGCCATGAAAGCAAATACTACAGGATGTTGCAATGTTGGAATTGGATCAAATACTTTATTAACTGGAACTACAGGAGATTTTAACACAGCAGTAGGTGGAGCATCTATGATGGCTGTTGTAACAGGAAATAGTAATACAGCAGTTGGTGCTTGCACTCTTACTTGTAACACTTCAGGAACTTTAAATACTGCTGTTGGTATATGTTCTTCATGTGCCATGACAACAGGACAACAAAATGCCAGTATAGGTGGAAGTTCTTTAATTGCTAACACAACAGGTTCAAGAAATACTGCTTTAGGTATGAGCAGTTTGTCAACAAATACAACAGGAGCTGACAATACAGCTGTTGGTCATGGTGCATTATCAGCAAATACAACAGCAAGTGAAAATACAGCTGTTGGTAGAGCTTCGTTGCAATCTAACACAACAGGAACACCTAACACAGCTGTAGGTTTTAAAGCTTTAAATGCAAACACAACAGGAGCAAGTAATACAGCTGTAGGTCAGTGTTCTTTAAAATCTAATACAACAGGATTTGAAAACGTAGCAGTGGGATCACTTGCAGGAGATGCTGTTACAACAGGTGCAAACAATGTAGCTGTAGGTGAGGCATCTTTAACTACTGCTACTACAGCTAGTTACAATACAGCGATTGGTAGAGCGTCATTAAGATTAACAACTACAGGAGCCTCAAATACAGCTGTTGGTATGGAAGCCTTAAGAGCAAATACAACAGCAAGTAATAATACAGCTGTAGGTGGTTGTGCTTTATATTCTAACACAACAGGAACTCGTAATGCTGCAGTTGGTTTATGTGCTTTAAAAGCTAACACAACAGGAGATGATAATACTGCATTTGGTCAATGTGCTTTAAAAACTAACACAACTTCACATGATAATACAGCTTTTGGTTCATATGCTTTAGCAGACAATACGTCTGGAACACAAAATACTGCTATGGGTATTGAAGCTATGAGATATGGTACAACAGGAAGTTATAATGTAGCTATAGGTGGTTTTACTTTAGGTGCTTCAGATATAAATACAGGAGACAGTAATATTGCAGTTGGTAGAAAATCACTGTTTGATAATACATCTGGAGAAAAAAACGTAGCAGTTGGTGGTTCGTCTTTAGAAAATAACACTACAGCAGCTTGCAACACTGCAGTTGGTCATGTTGCTATGCAGCAAAACACAACAGGTGCAAATAATTCAGCATTAGGTTTTTGTGCTTTAAGAGATAACACAACAGGAGCAAGTAATACAGCAATTGGAAGACAATCTTTACAAGTGAACACAACAGCTTCTAGTAATACAGCTGTTGGTAATAATTCAATGAATTGTAACACAACAGGTCATAGTAATACAGCAGTTGGTAGGTATGCTTTATATGAAAATACAACAGCAAACAATAATACAGCAGTTGGTTTTTGTGCTTTAATGGATAACACAACAGGTGCTAATAATGTAGCAATAGGTGTTGAAGCATTCGAAAATAACACAACAGGTTATGACACAGTAGTTATGGGTGTTGAAGCTTTAACAACAGCAACAACAGGACATACTAACACTGCTATTGGTAGACAGGCAATGTGTAAAACTACAACAGGTGCAACAAATGTAGCAGTTGGTGCTTTTGCTTTATGTGCAAATACCACAGCTGCAAATAATGTTGCAGTAGGTACTTGTGCTTTAAAAGTAAGCACTACAGGTACAGCTAACGTAGCAATTGGTGATATTTCATTAGATGCTAATACTACAGGTAGTAATAATACTGCAGTAGGTAGGTCTTCAATGAGTAATAACACAACAGGTGGAACGAATGCTGCTTTTGGTGGAAATGCTTTAAATGCTAACACAACAGGAAATCAAAACACAGCAGCAGGTTATCAAGCACTTGCTTCTAACACAACAGCTGGAGATAATACAGCAGTTGGATATAATTCTTTAGTGCTTAATACAACAGGTGCTTGTAATTCAGCATTAGGAACAGGTTCATTAACAGCAAATACTACAGGAGCAGAAAATACAGCAGTTGGTTCGGCAGCAATGCTTGTTAGTACAACAGGATGTAAAAATACATTTATTGGAAGAAATTCTGGTCGTGACAATACAGAAGGAGATGAAAACACAGCAATAGGATTTAATTCAGGTTGTCAAAATACAACAGGTGACAACAATGCCATGATAGGTAATTTTGCACAATCTTCATCTACAACAGTTAGTAATGAATTTACTTTAGGAAATGGAAACATTAATAATTTAAGATGTGCGGATACATCTATTTCATCACTTTCTGATTTAAGAGACAAAAAAAATATTGAAGATATACCTCATGGACTAGATTACATTTTAGCTATAAGACCAGTTAAATTTGATTGGAATACAAGAGATGGAACTAGAAAAGGTAAAAAAGATTATGGATTTATCGCACAAGAATTAGATCAAGTCGAAGAAACTTTTGGAAATAAAGAGTACACAAGATTAGTTTCAAAAGAAAATCCCGAACAATGGGAAACAGATCCAATGAAAACTTATCCAATTTTAATTAAAGCAATACAAGAATTATCGACACAAAATAAAGACTTGAAATCTAGAATAGAAGCGTTAGAAAGTAACTAATAAATCGAAAGGAATATAATGCTTAATACATACGTTGTAGAAGGTGGTGTTGGTAAATGTACCGCGTTCACTGCTTTACTACCTAAACTAAGAAAAAAATCGGAAGTGCAAATCTATACTCCGTACATCGATTGCTTTGCAGGTAATCCTGATGTTAAACTTGCATTGGAGCAAACCATACCGTTACAAGATCCAAGAATCATGGCATCAGATAATATATATTATTGTGAACCTTACAAATCTAATTTTCAGTTTGGTAAACAACATATTATCGAAAGCTATTGTGAACATCATGGTGTTAAATACAATTCATCTATGAGACCTAAATTATACACAGATCATCATAAAGAGTCTGTTGATAAATGGTTAAAAGACAATGAGATAGGTAAATACATTATGATTCAATTTAGTGGTGGTCAACCTAAATGGAATTATAAAGACAATGTTCAATATCAAAACATAAATCCAAATAGAAACTATCAACCATTCTTAGCTCAACAAGTAGTTAATATGTTGTTAGAAGAATATAAAGATACAACTATTATAAACTGTGTCTTACCTAATGAACCACATTATCGAGGAACAATTAGATGTGATTTACATTTTGCACAGATTCATGAAATGTTAAAAGGTGCGGAAGGCTTTGTCAGTATAGATAGTTGTCTACAACATTTCTCAGCATCAGCTGAAAAACATGGTGTAGTTATTTGGGGGTCAACTCGTTGGATCCAGTTTGGTTATTCTCACAATAAAAACCTACATTTTCATATGGGTAAAAAATGGGATGAGTCTAAATTTATTGATAGCGATCCAAGAAATAATATGGTAGATTGCAAAATAATCGTTGATCAATACAAAAAACTTGATAAAAGTAAAACTGTTGCATGTGCAACACAATAGGAGAAACATATGTCTGATACAAGAACAGCTGAAGAACTAGCTCAAGACTATACAGCAATGGGTCACTCTGTAGATTTAATCAATGGAATTATTGATGGATCAAGAATGGCTGGCGAAGAACAATCAGAAAAAAATGATTGTGTAAATAGAAATGTTGAACACTTAGAACTAATGGTTGCAAAATCTGATTGGGGAAGTGAAGACATGACTGCTGCTAATAGTGCTATTACTGCTGGTAAAAGTTACGTAGCGTAGACAGGAGCCTAAACAATGGCTTTTGGTATAAACGCTTTTGCACAAAGTGCATTCTCATCGCTAGTTAATAACGATAGTCAAGCGTTTGTAACTGGTATTGCTCTTGCTATGCAAGAGGGTACAGGTACAGTTACTGCTGATGCTAATGTAAATGTCACTGGTATACTTCTTTCTATGCAAGAAGGTGACGCAACAGTCACTGGAAATGCTATAGTTAATGTAACTGGAATTAGTTTTGCAGCAACATTAGGAACACCAAATGTTGTTATATGGACACAAGTTCCAACTGGACCTGTTCAAACATTTACACAAGTAAATACAGGTTCTGTGCAAACTTATACTGAAGTTAATACAGGAACTGCTCCTGCCGCAGGTTATAATCCAGTATCATAATAAATTGACACTGCTAAACAAATTTAATATCATACAAAAGTTTAAGGAATTTAAAATATGGCTAATACCACATCAACAAGTTTAAAGCTTACAGTTCAAGCAACAGGTGATAACTCTGGAACATGGGGCCAAATTACTAACACTAATTTACTTGTTTTAGAACAAGCAATTGGTGGTTATGAAGCAATTGGAATTACAACAGGGGCAACTTTAACATTTTCTAATGGTGTTATATCAAACGGTAAAAATCAAGTTTTAAAATTAACAGGAACCATAGCAGCCAATAGAACTGTTACTATTCCAGATTCAATAGAAAAAACATACATTGTAGATAATGCAACAACTGGTGCATACACAGTAACTTTTAAAACAAGTTCAGGAACAGGGGTTACCTGGTCTGCTACAGATAAAAGCACTAAAATAATTTATTCAGATGGAACTAATGTAGTTGATACAGCTTTTGTATCTAATGCTATTACAGAAGTTTCAGAGGATACTAGTCCACAATTAGGTGGAGATTTAGATACCAATTCATTTAATATTAAAATTGATGATGATCATGGCATATATGATGATGATAATAATGAACAAATAGTATTTCAAAAAACAGCATCAGCTGTTAATAATCTTGAAGTAACTAACCAAGCAACAGGTTCAGGTCCTTCTCTTAATGCAGTTGGTGGTGATACAAATGTTGATTTAAATATTTCTCCAAAAGGTATTGGAAGAGTTGTTTTAGGTGCAGCTAAAATAGAACAAACTGCAGAAAAAGTTACAAATGCTGCAACAGCATTTACAGGTACAATTAACTTTGATGTTATTACACAATCTATTTTTAATGCTACTTCTAATGCTTCTGCAAACTGGACATTAAATGTTAGAGGTGATGGTTCAAATAGTTTAAATAATATTATGGATACAGGAGAATCATTAACTATTGTAACTCTTGTACCGCAAGGATCAACAGCATATTATAATTCAGCTTTTCAAATTGATGGATCAAGTGTTACTCCTAAATGGCTAGATGGAGCAACTCCATCAGCAGGAAACGCTTCTTCAACAGACGTATACAGTTACACAATAATTAAAACTGCAAATGCTACATTTACAGTTATTGCAGCACAAACAAAGTTCGCATAATAGGAGAATTTTAGATGCCTTTAATTGGAAGTAAAGCAGTCAAAATGCCGGGAGGCATTGGAGGCGGCAGCAATAAAAAATTTACATCAGCTACAGGTGGAACAATTACAACTGTAGGCGATTACAAAATTCACACTTTTACATCACCAGGAACTTTTACAGTTACACAAGCAGGTAACGCACCAACAAATCCTGTAGGTGGTCCAGCAACAGTAGACTATTTAGTAGTAGCTGGTGGTGGAGGTGGAGCATTTAAAGGTGGTGGAGGTGGAGCAGGAGGTTTTAGAGAATCCGTTCCAAGCCCTGCTGCATGGACAGGAAGTCCTTTAGCTAATCCAGGTGGTGGTTTAACCGTAACTGCTCAAGGTTATCCAGTAACTGTTGGATCGGGAGGAGCAGGAGGCGTTCAACCTGGACCACAACCTCCAGGAGCTAACGGATCAGACTCAGTTTTTTCAACTATAACATCTACAGGTGGTGGTGGAGGTGGAGCTTTACTTAATAATAATGCAAATGGTAACCCAGGAGGTTCTGGTGGTGGTGCAAAAAAAGTAGCTAATCCTTCAGGAGCTAGTGCAGGTTCAGGAAATACTCCTCCTGTAAGTCCTCCTCAAGGAAATCCAGGTGGTCCAGTAGGTAGTGACCCAAGTGTAAATACACAATCAAGTGGAGGTGGAGCAGGAGCTTCAGGTGGATCAGGAGATAGTGCTGGTGGTGCTGGTGTAGGAACCGCATTTAATCCAAGTCCTTCTGTTGGAACACCGGGACCAGATGGTGCTTTAAGATATTTTGGTGGTGGAGGTGGTTCAGCAATAACATCTAGTCCATCAAGTTATGTTGGTCCAGCCGCAGTTGGAGGAGGTGGAGCCGCTAAATCAAATGGAGGAAATCCTGGAACAGCTAACACTGGAGGAGGTGGAGGTGGAACTGCCGGTAATCCTGGAACTGCGGGAAGTGGTGGTTCTGGTATAGTTATGATAAGGTATAAGTATCAGTAAAAAATTTATGCAAAAGAAAGAGCTAGAAAGATATTTAAATTATGAATTTAAATAATTACTATTGGTATTTTACATCTGTAATACCACCTAGAATTTGTGATGATATTATAAAACATGGTTTGTCAAAAGCAGACACCATGGCAAGAATAGGTGGTTATGATAATAAAAAATTAACTAAAAATGAAATTAAAGATATGAAACGCAAGAGGGATTCAGATCTTGTTTGGTTAAATGATACTTGGATATACAAAGAATTACATCCTTATATTCACGCAGCAAATAAAAATTCAGGTTGGAACTTTGAATGGGATCGAAGTGAATCTTGTCAATTTACAAAATATAAATTAAACCAATACTATGATTGGCATTGTGACTCTTGGGACAAACCTTATCAAAACCCTGGACCTGATTTTGGTAAAATAAGAAAACTATCTATGACCTGTCAACTAACTGATGGATCAGAATATCAAGGTGGAGAACTAGAGTTTGATTTTAGAAATTACGATCCTCATTTAAGAAATAAAAAAACACATATAATACAAGCAAAAGAAATATTGCCTAAAGGAAGTATTGTTGTATTTCCTTCATTTGTATGGCATAGAGTTAAACCAGTAACGAAAGGAACAAGATATTCATTGGTAATGTGGAACCTTGGATATCCATTTAAATAGTATGTTTAAAAAAAATAAATATGTAGTTATTAAAAAAGCGATTGATAAAGATTTAGCATTATTTCTTTACAATTATTTTTTAATGAAGAAACAAGTTTTTGATACAAGTATTGAAACTAAATACATTTCTCCTTATGAAACTTTTTTAGGTCTTTATGAAAATGAAAATCAACAGATACCAAACACTTATAGTAGTTATTCTGATATAGCTATGGAAACTTTAATGTTAAAATGTCAACCAATCATGGAAAAGATAACAGGTTTAAAGTTATATCCATCTTACACATATGCAAGAATTTATAAAAAAGGAGATGTTCTTAAAAGACATAAAGATAGATTTAGTTGTGAAATATCTACAACTATGAATCTTGGTGGAGATGATTGGCCAATATATCTTGAGCCTTCTGGAGAAGTTGGTAAGAAAGGTATTAAGGTAAATCTAAAACCAGGAGATATGTTAGTGTATTCTGGTTGTGAATTAGAGCATTGGAGAAATAAATTTAAAGGCAAAGACTGTGCACAAGTATTTTTGCACTACAACAATCGTAAAACACCAGGAGCCAAAGACAATATGTTTGACAGACGGCCCCATTTAGGACTTCCAAGTTGGTTTAAAAAGTAGTATATTTGCCCTTGTTTCTTTTATAATACGGATAAAATATGTTACAAAAACTTAATTTTAAACCAGGATTTAACAAACAAGATACCGAATCAGGAGCTGAATCTCAATGGACTGATGGTAATTACGTTAGATTTAGATATGGTTTACCAGAAAAAATAGGCGGTTGGTCACAACTTACATCAAATACTTTACCAGGTGCTGCTAGAGCACAACATGCTTTTACTAGTTTAGCAGGAGAAAAGTATACAGCTATAGGAACTAATAAAGGTTTGTTTTTATACTATGGTGGAGATTTTTTTGACATTACTCCTTTAGATACCGCTATTACAGGTGCAACTTTTACAGTAACATCTGGTTCAGCTACTGTTACAGTAAATAAAACAAGTCATGGATTAATAAATGGAGAGTATATAACTTTTACAGGTGTAACTATTCCAACAAACTCTGGTTATTCAACATCAGATTTTACAGATAATACTTTTGAAGTTTTAAATTCTCAGTCAGGCACCTTTCAAATTACAATGCCTTCTAATTCTGCAGGTGCTAGTAGTGCAACAGGTGCTGCTACAATAAACCCTTATATAACTGTTGGTCCAGCTGTTCAAACACCTGGTTATGGTTGGGGTACATCTACATGGGGAGCAAGCACATGGAATACACCTAGATCAACTAGTAATGTAATTTTAGATCCAGGCCAATGGTCCTTGGATAATTTTGGTGAAGTCCTTATCGCAACTATTAGTAATGGTAAAACATTTACTTGGAATGCAGGAGCAACTAGTGCAAGAACAGTTAGAGCTTCTACATCGACATCTGGTTTCTCTACATCAGCAAACCCAACAGCGTCTAGATTTACATTAGTATCTGATAGAGATAGACACGTATTTCATTTTGGAACAGAAACAACAATTGGAAGCACAGGGACACAAGATCCAATGTTTATTAGATTCTCGGATCAAGAAAATTTAAACGACTATACTCCAACAGCAACTAATACATCTGGTACTTTTAGATTAGATACTGGTAATGAAATTAGAGGAGCAGTGCAAGGTAAAGACTATACTCTTGTTTTAACTGATAGTGCTGCATACATAATTCAATTTATTGGAGCGCCTTTTACATTTAGTGTAAGACAAGTTGGAACCAACTGTGGTTTGATTGGTCAAAATGCTTTGAGTTATTCTAATGGTAGAATTTTCTGGATGTCAGGAGAAGGTGGTTTCTTTGTTTATGATGGAACAGTTAAGATGTTACCATGTCTTGTTGAAGATTTTGTATTTACAACAGGAGGAGATAATCTAGGTATTAACTATAGCACAGCAGGTGTAACTTATGCAGAGCACAATAGTTTATATAATGAGATAAATTGGTTTTATCCAAAAGCTAATTCAACACAAATAGATAGATGTGTTACATATAATTATGGTGAAAATTGTTGGACTACTAGTTCTTTAGCAAGGACAAGTTATCTTGATCAAGGTGTATTTGATTTACCTTATGCAACTGAATACAATACAACTGCAACTCCAGTATTTCCTATTCAAGGTATTACAAACTTACCTGGTGCTTCTATATACTATGAACACGAAAAAGGAACAGATCAGATTAACACTTCAGGAACAACTTCTATAGATGCATTCATTCGATCAGGTGATTTTGATATAACTAATAATCAAAATATTGCAGACATTAGAGGAGATGGTGAGTTTTTTATGTCTGTTAGAAGATTTATACCTGATTATAAATTACTAACAGGAAATTCAAAAGTTACTTTGTTTATAAATGATTATCCAAATAACACAGCTACAAGTTCCCCACTAGGACCCTTTACAATAACTTCTTCTACTGATAAAGTAGACACTCGTGCAAGAGCTAGATTACTCTCTCTTAAAATAGAAAATGATAGTACTGGTGAAACTTGGCGTTATGGCACACTAAGACTAGATGCACAACCAGATGGACGTAGATAATGACTGTAGATAAAAGAATAAATTATTTTAAAGGTGGAGGATATCAAGGAGGCACAAATACTTCTGATAGAATTACAGGGGGTCAAGGTAGACAAGTAGCAAGAGATGAACGAGCAAATAGAAGAACTGTTCCTAGCGGTAATACAGGTTCTAATGATAGACAATCTTATAACGTAAATAAAAGCACTGTTGATGTAGGTGGCGGCAAAGCTAGAAAATTAACAGGAAGAGATTATGCTTTATTAACTCGTAACAATTATAATAGAAGTGGTTTTGGTGGCGCAAATAGAATAGGTGGAGCCGGAAGATTTGCTGATGAGTACACAGGCGGAGGTTTAAAAGATTTATTTAAAGGATTATTAAGTATGGCTGTACCTGGTGCTAGTTTTCTTTTTAACAAAGGCAAACAAGGTATAGCAGGCATAAACAATGTGCTTAATAATTTTACAAGAAACATGAGAGATGGTTTTGATACCCAAGAAGAATATGAAGCAAATAGACAAGATGAAATTGATCGTAATACAATTAGAACATTAGAAAACACTATACAAAAAAAATATTTAGATAAAGATAGATCTTTAGATGAAACTCAACTAGATGAAAAACTTGCTGCTTTAAAACAAAGTATGGGAATTCTTGACGTTACACCAGTTAATGAAGTAGATAATAGACCTGTGCAAAATTTTACATTTGATCCCACCAAATTTAATAACAGACTAAACGAAGGAATAACTATTAAAATACCAAACAATATGAACAAAGATTTTTCTGATGTTAGTTCTCTTTTTGATGGTTCTGGTATTACAAGTACAATTCCTAATAATCCAAAAGTAGCAGGTTCATTTAAAACAAAAACTCAAAAACTACTAGAAGACATGGCTAACAGTGGGGAAATAGAATTACCTGGTACTGCTAGTGCTTCTGAAGTTGAACAAACACCTGTTAACATAGAAGCTACTGACGCACAAATTGAAAAAATTAAAAATTTCAAAGAAAAATTTGGTTTAGAAAAAGGAGATGCAGATGTATTTAAAGATACTTCTATAGGTAAAGAATTAAGTGAAGATGTAATAAATAGTATTTTAGGTTCACTAGAATAATGGCTAAAATAAGTGTATACATACCTGAACCACAAGAAGAATACAGTTCCGAGAACCAAAGACAAATATTGGAGTCTATTGATACAGTAAAAAACCAACTTAACTTTTCTTTTCAACAAGACTTAAAACAAGAACAAGATATATTTAACTACTTCATGTCATGACAATACAATATAAAAGCGCTACATTTGATTTAACATCTACCAATGCAACAACAGTGTTGTCTATATCAACATCAGCTATTGCTATTGTTAGAACTGTACAAGCAGTTCATGATACAGCAAGTAATGTTAATGCACATTTGATTTTAAAAAAATCAGGTGGATCAGATGTTAAAATAGGTTATAAACAAGTTAATTTAGATACAGAAAGCATGTTGACAGGACCATTAAACTTAGAAGCAGGAGATGCTATAAAGATGCAGGCAGGAACTGCAAATGAAATAACAGGTTCTGTTAGTTATGCTTTAATAGATAGATCGCAGGAGAACGGTTAGTGTCTGACGATTTACTTAAAATACATTGTACAACTACAGTTGTTATAAGAAACACTAAAACAAAACGTGTTTATGCAACTAAAGAAGAGAAAGACTTAGATGTTGCTGATCCTAATACAGATACAACTATTAACGACATTGCAGAAGATGTTACTGTAGAAGTATCACCAAAAGGATTAGAAGCTTTAAAGAAAGTAATGAATCAAAACAATGAATCAAACACCTAAAGGTGGGACGGAGTTACAATTAGAATTTTTAAAAAACCATGTAGATAAAACTCTACTTGATAAATTTTCTATTTGTACATCGATCCCTGAAAAAATACCGTTGGATAAAGATAAGATAAATATCTTATGGCAAAAGAATTCATACGATCAACCGAATCTAGCACCATGGTTCACGGACCACGGCAATCACAACAAGTATGATTGGTATGTGTTTAATAGTCATTGGACCTTTGAGAAGTTTAGAATAGCATTTGATTTACCTACAAGTAAATGTGTAGTTATAAAGAATGGTATAGAGAAGATAGAACCAACAACACCTTATATAAAAGGTCAACCTATAAAGATTATACATCAAAACACACCTTGGAGAGGATTGAATGTTTTATTAGGTGCAATGCAGTTAGTTAAGAATCCATTGATTACTTTAGATGTTTATTCATCTACAGAAGTTTATGGTAAAGACTTTCATAACTCTAATCATAAATACTATGAAACACTTTACGAGCAAGCAGAAGTATTACCTAATGTAAATTACATTGGATATAAATCAAACGAATACATAAGAGAACATATCAAAGACTATAAGATGTATGCGTATCCTAGTATATGGGAAGAGACTTCTTGTATATCATTACTAGAATGTATGGCAGGTGGATTGTATTGTATTACAACTAATCTAGGTGCATTGTTTGAAACAGGTGCAGAATTTCCAATCTATGTACCATACTTAACGGACCGTAAACAACTAGCTAAGAACTTTGCAAATGCAATAGAAGCTGCAGCATTGACTTTAGATAACAAAGTAATACAAGATCATTTAAAGTTTCAATCAAAGTATACTAATCAATATTATAACTGGGACAAACAAGCTATGGCCTGGACTAATTTTTTAAAAGGAGCAATCAATGCAAAACAATGAACCTATATGGTTTAACAAAGAAGAACCTAACACAATAGAGATAAGTTTAGATAACAAACCTAAGTATAAGATTATGGTTTGTACACCTTGTCATAGCGATGTTTCTATGCACTATTGTCAATCAGTGTTGATGTTTCAACAACAGTGTTTAAAGAAGAACATATTAGTTAGTTTTACAATGTTGAAGTCATCACTAGTTACACAAGGTAGAAACTTATGTGTATCAGATTTCTTGAACCACGAACATAACTATGAGCATATGTTATTTATAGACTCTGACATAGACTTTGAGTTTGATACTATTATGAAAATGATAGAAGCAGACAAAGATGTTATTGCCTGTCCTTATCCTATGAAGAACTACGATGTAGATAAGGCCTGGAAAAGACTAAAAGAGACAGACATGGTTAAGACTAAAGAAGACTTACTTGCTAATGGTCTGATGTATCCAATGAAGGTAAAGGATAAGAAGAACATAAAAGTAGACAAAGGTATCATGGAAGTAACTCATGCTCCTACAGGATGTATGCTAATCAAGCGACATGTACTAGAAAAGATGATTAAAAACCACCCAGAATTAGAGATATTTCAACCAACAATTATTAACGGAAAAGAAATAAAAAGGGAGAATTTTTTTAATTTATTTGATACACTACACGACATAAAAACCAAAAGATATTTTGGTGAAGACTTCGGATTTTGTCAAAGATGGAGAGATATGGACGGTAAGATATATGCTCTTGTTACTGAATACATAACCCATGTTGGGGAATATCAATACAAGGGTCGTTTCTTTGATGAATTATTAAGTCTTAAACATATTGACGATGTAGAAAAAACCAAATAAAATAAGAAAATGGCCATATCAAATTTACAACAAGCAAGACAAAATTATGGATTAGGAAGCTTTGTAAAAAAAGTTACAAGAAAAATAACTAAACCTTTTACAAAAGCTGCAGGTAAAATAGTACCTAAAGAAATAGCAGGTATTATGAGATTTGCAGCGCCTTTCTTACCATCGGGATTTAGAGAAGCTGCTTACTTAATGGGAACAGCAAAACAAACTGGTAGAATTAGTCCAATGGATTTAGCTCTAACTGCAGCACCTACATTTTTTAAAAGTAAAATGGGTCAAGGTATTAAAAATTTTACATTTCCTGGTATGGAAAGAAGTTTAGGTGAATTAGCATTTGGTTCAGAAAGTGGTATTGGTAAATCTAATAAGGGTTTTTTTGGTACAGGAGGAGATTTTAATATATTAAAAGGTTCTATGTTAACAAACCCTGATGGTAGTTTAAGTCTTTCAAGAGCAGGTGGTATTGGAGCTGGTTTATTATCTTTAATACAATCTGCTAAAACACCAGATGATGCTGGAAATGCTTTAGTAAATGCAACAGGTGACTCCGATCGTTATATGGAAGGATACAATTTATTTTCACAATTAGATAAACCAGGTTTATTTGATGTTCCAGAAGAATTTAGACTACCTGTTAGACTACCTGCAATGTCAGGTGGTTTAATGAGAACTAATTATGCAATGGGTAGCGAAGATCCAAAACCATTACCTAGTGATCCAACAGAACCGGTTAATCCTTTTAGACCAAAACCAATTGGTCCTTTTCCATCTAAGATGGCAGAGATACCTAAAGATTTAGATTTAGAAAAAGCTAAAGAAATGTTTATAGAATTTAATGGAAGAGAACCTATTGATATGCAAGAACTATTAGAATTTTTTAATGTTAAAAAACAAGCAGCAGACGGTGGTATTATGAGAAGTAACTACTCTATTGGAGACATGGCCATGAACCAAGATCAAAGTATGGGGATGGGTATATCTCCTAACTTAGGATCACGGCCCACGGCTCAAGAAAGTGGTTTAGGAGGGCTTCCAATTGAGGCAGATTTAAGGTATACTGGTGGCTTCATGCCATATGGTGCAGTTGAAAAAGCCGATGACGTGCCTGCTAGATTAAGCAAAAATGAATTCGTATTTACCGCAGATGCTGTAAGAGCAGCAGGTGGTGGTAGTGTACAAAAAGGTGCTAAAAAAATGTACGATACTATGAAACAATTAGAAAAAAAACCTGAAGCAAAAGGAGCAATGGCATAATGGCTGAAGAAATTATAAACAAAACCGTAACCACAGCACCAGATTATTTAAAACCTGGTATAGAACAATATTTAAAAATGCTAACCCAACAAACGGGTCAGCCAATGGACACTTCTAAATTTGCACCAGGTGTTGCAGGTATAGGAGCGTTACAACAACAAGCACAACAATTAGCAGCAACTCAAGCAGGACTTGGCACACTTCAATTTGATCCTAAAACAGGAACAGCAACAGGTGTAAGTGGTACAGGTGTTGCAGGATACCAACCATTCTTACAAGCAGCTGCAGGTTTTTCAGGACCACAAGCTTACAAACAATTTGAATCACCTTATCAAAAATCTGTAAGAGACGAAACTTTAAAACAATTTGATCAACAAGCTGCAATACAACAAAAAGGTATAAGTGACCAAGCAATAGCTGCTGGAGCTTTTGGTGGTGGTCGAGAAGGAATTCAACAAGCTCAATATAAAAATAAGTCTGACATGGATAGAGCTATGTTAGCAGCTCAATTAAATCAATCAGGTTTCACACAAGCTAATCAATTAGCAGCAAATGCATTTGGTCAACAATCAAATTTAGCACAACTACAACCTCAACTAGCTCAACAAGGAATTAATTTAGCTTCAGGTTTAGGACAACAAGATTTTGGATACAGACAAGCTGTAATGGATGCAGGTCAACAAGCAAACAGAATGGCTGCATTTGAGCCAATCGATAGACTTGCAAGATTTGGTCAAGGTTTGGCTGGTGTTGGTGGTGGATTAGGTTCTGTTCAAACAACTTATGGAACACCTCCTCCTCAACAAAGTCCAATGGCAGGAGCGCTACAAGCAGGTATAGGAGCATTTAGTTTAGGTAAACTATTTGGATTTTAGATGAATTATAAAGTAATGCAAAGACCGATGTTTAAACTGGGAGGCAAAGCTGCTTCTCAAGGTACAGGTATTACATCTGGTTTAGATGAGAAAGTAAATTATTCTATTGGGGGTGGGGTCATTCAAGGAGATAATCTTGGTTCTAGAGAAGGTTTTCAAGACCCTAATTATGGGAATATGAGTCTTAGAGAACTTTTAGATCTACAACAAGCAAATCAAAACAAACAAATGTCTGGACTAAATGATATGAGAGACATTGTAAGATTAAATGCAATTAGTCAACTTGCTGGAAATGTTTTACCTAATATCGAAAGAGGTGGCTTTAAAGGAATTACAGATTTTTTAAAAGATCCAGGGACAACACAAGCTGCTTTATCCGGATTAACAGGATTAAAAAAAGTAGATCTTAAAGAAAAAGAATTAGCTGGATCCGGTTTAGATAAATACATTAAAGGAAGAATGGGTATAACAAAAATAGAACAAGGAGATAGACAGTTAGACATTTCTGAAAAGAAAGCATTAATTGAATCAGCCACTGCATTAAGAAATAGATTAACTCAAGAAGCTCGTAAATTATTAGATCAATATGGATCTGTTGAAAAGATGCCAGAGGATATTAAACAACAATATTATGATAATAGAAAAATAGGTGTTGGAGATTTAACACCAAGTGATGCTAGAAAATTAGCTATTGCACAAGTTAAAAAAGATGAAACTGCTCAAAATCAAATAAGAGAAGCAAATGGTTTACTTCCTAAATATTTTAGTGCAGAAGAATTAAAAGAAAGAACAGATATATTAGTGGATGTTTATTTAGATGCTTTTAGCAGTGGAAATGCAATGGGTGGATTACCAAACAGAGTTGAAAGACAGATGGGATCACCGATGATGGGTGAACAACCACAACAAATGGCAGCACAACAAGATGTTGCTATGGAAACACAACAAGGCGGTGGACAAGATTCAGGTAATAAAGTTTATGCAATGTTGAGATCTAGATTACCACAAGAAATTTCAGATGAAGTTGTTCAACTAATATCTTATAACAAAGAAGCATTTGCAGATTTTGCAAGTATTAAAAACCAAGAAGATGTATCATCATTTAACGAAAAATATGGTGTACAGTTAGTCATAGATGTGGCTACCGTTTAAGGAGTCCAATGGCAAAAAAGAATCAATTTTTAACAACAGCTTTAGAAAAAGCACCTCAAGATAGAAGTTTTTTAGAAAAAATAGGCGTTAGTGTATATGGTCCTATGGTTAAAAGTAGGGAGGAAGATAACAAACCTTCTGCTATATTAGATGAAAACTATAAAGATTTTTTAGAAGAACTACCTGCAGATGTTCAAATAGACGTAGATAGATTTTTAAACATATTTAGAAATGATCCAACACCTGTAATAGAGTATTTAGACGAATACAAAAAAGAAGGGTATTCAAATTATTTTAAAGACATTAAAAATTTTTCAGACATAGCTGATGAAAAAGACATGGGTAGATTTCTTGACTACAACATGATGGGTGATGGAGCTTATGATGCAGTGTATAGAAAAGACGATGCAGGAGATAAAGCTAGAAAAAAAGTTATGGATTCAAAGTTGGTTCAAACAGCTCTTGGACCAGGACATGGTTTATATACAGCAGCTAGAGGTACAGCAGAGTTAGTATCTGCATTATCTGATTTATATTTAGATACGGAAACGTTAGACAATGTACAAAGAGCATTACCAGAAATAGATTTGGATGAAGTTTATGGTAACGAAGCTGGTGGAGTTGCTAAGTTTACATCTATTCTTACACAGTATGGTACAGGTTTTGCATTAGCACAGAAGATTGCAAAGAAAGTAATTGGTAAAGCAGTCAGCACTAAACTTGCACAGAAGACAGCTAAAAATTTAGCTAAAACAAAAGCAGGAGAAGCAGGAGTTAACCTTGCAAAATTTGGTGGCTATTGGGTATTACCAGGTTTTGCAGCAGACACAGCAGTGTCGGCTACAGGACAAAGAAGTGTTGGAGATGTGTTTGGTGATCAAGAAGGAAATATTTTAGAACGAACTTTAGCAAATAGTAAATTAGAAAGTTTAGAAGGTATCAAAGATCCAAAAGAATATGCAGCTGCAGTATTAAGAAACAAATTAAAATTTGGTGCAGAAGGCACAGCATTTTTAGGAGCGTTGACTTTAGTAGGTCCTACATTTAAGGGTGCATCTAAAATTGTTGGACTTGCATCAACAGAAGTAGTTGGACCTGTATTGACAGGAACATCTAAATTACTTGCTAGTGAAAAATCTGGGCTACCACAATTATTTAGATTTGTTTCTGAAGGTACAGATAAAATTTTAACAAAATCAGGTATACCAAAACAAGAACTTTGGAAATTTTCAGAATATGGTTTAAATATAAAAACATCTATACTAAGAGGGTTAGATCAAATAACTCAAAACTTTAAATCAGGGGGACCTTTTAATGTTCAAACTAGAAATGAATTAAAAAAGTTAGATGGTTTAAATAAAGCCGCTAAAAAATCTACTGATATATTCATGAAAGATTTAGATAGACAAATGTACAAATTAGCAGAAGCTGGTTTTGGTGATATACTATTTAACTCTACTACAGCTACAAATGCTTTAAGACAATGGGGTAAAGTTTTAGAATACATGAAGGGTAATATAAAATTAAAACAATTACCAGATTCTTTACAATCTTCTGCATTTGCAATTAGAAAATTAATAGACGACTATTCAACAGAGTTATCTCCTTTATTGAAAACAATGAATGTTAAAGATGATCTTATTAAAAACATGGGTAGATACTTACATACATCATATGAAATATTTAAAAATAGTAAATATAGAGCAGATAAAGAAACATACAAAGGAGCAATAGAGTACTTTGTTAAATTGTTAAAATCTTTTGATAATAAAATTTCACCATCAGATGCAAAATTACAAGCAACAGCATTAGTAAATAGACTACTAACAATTGGTAGAGCAGAAGGATCAACACCTGCAAAAAGATTAAAAGACATTGCTAATGCCGCTATGGAATTAAAAATACCTAAAACAACTTTTAACAAATTTTTTACTGATGAAAAACTTTTACCAGATGCTGTTGCAAAATTAATGGGACGGGTCGATGACCCTAAACAAATTATAATGGATACTATAGTTGAAATGGCACACACTGTTAGTAGTGCTAAAGCTTACAAAGAAATAGCAGACTTTGGTATGGGTAAATTTATATTTAGAAATAGAAAAGAATATTTAGATTTTGCAAAAAAAATGGGTATTCAATCTCCAAGAGATTTAGTTCCAATAAAAGTTGCTAAACCATATAATTTAGATTTACAAAAAATCTTTACAGTAGGTAAAGAAGAAATGTTAACTTTACCAGAAATTGCAAAAGCCATGAAAGACAATACATTAATCATGGATCAATTATTAAAAGTACCTTTTATGAAATCTGCACTTGCAATTAAAGCAGGGGTACAGATGAACAAAACAGTTTTATCAGTAATGACACAAATGCGTAACATTACAACTGCTGCTATGTTTGCAACAGCTAATGGACATATAGGTAAAGGTGCAAGTGTTGCGGATAATTTTAGAATATTATTTGATGACTTTACCGGTAAAAACAAAGATCCACAAAAATTAAAAGAAGTATTACAAGAAGCTTTAGAAAATGGTGCATTAGATTCATCTACAATTGCACAAGAATTAGAACAACTAATACCTGAACTTATGGGTCCTTCTAAAGTAGCTGGAACTACAATTACTCAAGGTAAAACTTCAGATCAAATTTTAGAACAATTGTTTACAAGAAAAGGTGCATTAGGAAAAGTTGTTAACAAAGCAATTGAGTCATATCAATTAGGAGATAACTTATGGAAGTTGTTTGGTTACAACTATGTTAAATCACAATTAAAACCTGCATTAAAAAACTTAGACGAAGTTAAAGATTATTTTAGAGATGTTTATAAATATGAATTTAAACCAGTAAGAGCTGATGGAACTAAAAAAACTTTAGATGATGCATTAAAAGAAATAGCAGGTATTGAGATAAGAGATACTTATCCAAACTATTCTATGATTCCAACTATAGTTCAAAACGTTAGAAAGTTTCCTTTACTTGGTAATTTCGTAGCGTTTATGTCAGAAATGTATAGAAACTCTTTTCAAATTGTAAGAGGTGCATTAAGAAAAATGCAATCACAAAATCCTTATATAAGACAAATTGGTGCAAGACAATTAATAGGTTTTACAACGACAGTTGGTATTGCAACACCAGTTGCTATGGAGTCTGCACATAAAATAACAGGAATAACAAAAAAAATGTATCAAGCATACAAAGATAGATTTGCACCAGACTATGAAAAAGCATCAGAAGTAATGCCAGTTACAGAACAACAACCAGACAGATCATGGAAAGCAAGTAATTTATCTTACTTATTACCATACGATGCGGTTGCAGCTCCTTTTAAAGCTGCAATGCAAGCTTTAGCAGAGGGAAAAGATACAGATGAAAATACAATTAAATTATATACAGAGGCACTCGGTTCTTTTTTTACTAAAGCAGTTGAACCATTTATACAACCATCTATTGCCTATGAAACATCACAAGAATTAATACCAAATAATGATGGTCAATTTAGAACTAAACAAGGTGGGTTAATTGCAGACATAAAAAATGATGATGATTGGATTAATAAAGTTATGTATCACATTTATAAAAAAGTAACTCCAACAACTATTAGAAGTGCAGAAGAAATAGGTCAAGCAATTGGAAAAGATTTATCTAAATCAGGTACGCAAAGAGATCTATGGGATACTGTAGTTAAAATTATGACAGGTTTTAGTGTAACTAAGCAAGATCCTTATCTATCAATGAGATTTAAAGTAGGTGGATATTCAGGTGATATGCAAAATGCCAGACAAGCATTTACTAGTGATATTATTAATGCTAGAAATTTACAAAAAGATCAAGAATTGTTATCAAGAGGTTTACCTGCAGAAACTTTTCCAAGAGAATATGAAAAATTACAATCTAATAACTATAGAATATTATCCGAAGCATACAAAGATATACAAGCTTTACGTACTTTAAATTTTACAGAAAAAGAAATAAGAGATTTAATATCAGGAAGAAGAGCGTTTTCTAAAAAAGATGTTAATAATTTATTAAACGGGTTTTTTACTCCTGAAAATGTACCTAATTTTAAAAAAGATTCTGCTGTTGCAAACGCAGTTAAAAATATAAACAGAGAACTTGAAACAAATTATTCTGTAAATGATTTTATTAATAGACAAGAGTTGTTTAAAATAAGAAATAAATATATGAATATACCATTAGGTTTATCAGAAGAAGATAGAGAAAAGTTTTTAAGAACTACTATTGAAAGAAAAGCTGAAGATAAAGAACCTATTATAGAAAAAAGAATGCAATTAATAGAAGATCAACAAAGTTTTAAACCACCAACACCTGCGTCACCATACCTACCAGACCCACAAATAGCTAACATGTTTGCACAAAATGTTAACCCAACAACAAACTTGACAGATACAGAGAGTGCATTACTATCACCAGAAGAACAAATTATTGCAAAAAGGTTAAGAACATAATGATAAACAAAATTAAAAGTTTGGGCGGTGTGATAGGCAAGTCCTATCGGGTTTCTTTTGTAGCGGGGGTTACAAAATAATGGCTAGAAAATCTGCATTACAGAAAATAGAAGACCATGAAAAACTGTGTCGAATTATGCAGAAACAAACTTTTAATCAAATCAAAGAAGTTAAACAAAGATTAGAACGGATGGAGAAGATGATAATAGGTGGAGCATTTGGAATATGTGTTGCTCTCTTATTAAACATGCTTAGATAAAAATGCAATTATCACGTAATTTTAGTTTACAAGAACTAACAAAATCAGACACGGCTATACGTAAAGGTATCGATAACGAACCTAATGCGGATCAGATAGATAAACTAAAAGCATTATGCGAAAATATTTTACAGCCAGTAAGGGATCAATTTGGTAGGGTCAAGGTGACTAGTGGGTTCCGTTCACCTGAGCTGTGTGTAGCCATAGGATCAAGTTTGACCAGTCAGCATTCAAAAGCTGAGGCGGTTGATTTCGAATGTATGGGAATAGACAACGCTGAGGTAGCAGACTGGGTTAAAATGAATTGTGAAGTAGATCAATTGATCCTCGAGTACTACACGCCTGGCGAACCCAATAGCGGATGGATCCACGCAAGTTACATACCTTTTAATCCAAGACATCAATATTTAAGAGCATATCGTGAAAATAAAAAAACTAAGTACAAACCTATTATAGGTAAAGCTGTAGACCTAGTTTAAATCCAATCTTTTAATTCTTCACCTAATACTTCAGACGCTATATCTATTTTTTTACGTAAAGCTTCTACTATTTTTTCATCAATAGTATCTTCTGCAATAATATCAATATAGGTTACAGCTTTTTTTTGACCTATTCTGTGTGCTCTATCTTCTGACTGTAGTCTTTTTTCAAGATCATAACCATTAGAATAATAGATAACAGTATTGGCTTGAGTAAGTGTAATACCATAACCCCCTGTTTGAGGTGTACCTATAATAAATCTACATTCAGGATCATTTTGAAAACGTTTGATGTTTTCTTGTCTAACTTCTTGTGGCGTCAAACCATAATAATGTACGTAAGATTCTTTACCAAATTTTTTAGTTATTTTTTGTATAATATCGCCTACACTAAATTGGTAGTTGGCCCATATAATAACTTTACCTTCTGTCTCTTCAAGAATAGACATTAGTTCATTCATTCTGTTGCTTTCTACCTCTTGTATAGATCCATCGTCAGCGGTTACATAACCACATGTAATTTGATGTAGTCGCATAAGTTGAGTTAATACACTAACTGTAGTCGTTACTTTTTTATTTAACATGGCTATTGCATGTTTTTTCATCTGTTCATAAACTTTCTTTTGATCAGAGGTCAAGCTTATATGACGTTTAATAAAGTTCTTTGGAGGTAAATCTAAACAATCTTCTTTTAATACTCTATAAGAGAATTGTTTAACACTATCAGATAACTCACCTAAGTTTCTAAATTTATCTACTACTTGTATAGAACGTCCACTAACATGCATTGTTTTCATTTCTGCATAACGATTACGAAACGCGTAGTAAGAAGAAAAGTCCAAGAGCCACGGATCAAGGAACTCACATTGAGTGTACAAGTCAAGTGGATTTTTAGTAATAGGAGAACCTGTCATGATTCTTTTATACTTAGCATTAGTTCCTATCTTAATTATATTTTTAGTACGTCTAGCTGTAGGTGTTTTAATTGTAGTAGACTCATCGATAGCCATCAAAGTTTTATGAGAATTAATAAATTTAGTTGCAAACTTTACACCTTTTTCTGTAGAAAAAGCTTCAACATTCATAACCAAAACATGTAATGCACTCTCTATTTCAAATAAACTTTCTAATTTTTCTTGTTGTGCTTTTGTAATATTAGCTTGCCATAACACAGATACATTTTCTATATGATCTGGTAAATGTGTTGGTAGTTCTTGCTCATACCAAGTTTTAACAACACCTTTAGGTGCAATAATTAAAGCACCATCTACTTTGCCTTTGTCATATAACATAGCAAGGTTGTCTATTAATACTTTTGTTTTACCTGTACCCATTTCCATAAAGTACGCATAGTTTTCTTTGTTCCACGATTTATCCAACGCAGTTAATTGATGTGCGTATGGTTTAGTTTTAAATTTATAATTCATAATTTATTTTCTTCTTTCTAGTTGACATCCATATAAACATGTTTATATTGTTTGTCAATGTCAGAAAGAAAAGTTTATGTAATACAAGAGATACCAGGTAGCCAAGCAGGCACTCCCAAAATAAATATTATGGGTGCAGCTTCTTATTCTTCATCCGGTAAATTTAATTTTTTGTTACCAGAGTTTTCACAAATGATTTTTTCTCCTGGTCCATTAATTTTTAAATTAAGAAAAGGTTTAAAAGAATACAAACCAGAAGATTATTTATTATTAACAGGTGATCCTGCAATTATTGGTGTTGCATGTTCTATTGTATCTGATATTACAAACGGCAAATACAATGTATTGAAATGGGATAAACAAGAAAGACAATACTATCCTATTGAAATTAATCTATACGAGAAAGGAGAAATAGATGACAATTAACTTTGAAGAAGATCAACAGGATGCAATGAAGAAAACTGAAAACATTCAGTCTCTTGCAGACCAAGTTGAAAAGTTAGAATCTTTACAAGAAAGATTAGAACTACAAGAAGAAAATATAAAAAATACAAAAAAACAAATGGATCATTTGTCAGGTGAGGTTATACCAACCATGATGAGTGAGATGGGGTTATCAGAATTAAAACTGCAAGATGGATCACATCTTAAAGTTGCTACTTCTTACAAAGCTTCTATTACAGAAGCAAACAAAGAAGCAGCGTTTAACTGGCTTCGAGACAATGGACTAGGTGATATTATTAAAAACGAGATCTTGGTAGCATTTGGTCGTAACGAAGATAACAAGGCAGCAGATTATGCTGAACTTGCAAAAGGTCAAGGGTTCCAACCAACACAAAAGATGAAGGTAGAACCCATGACTTTAAAAGCGCTAGTCCGTGAGCGTATTGAGGCGGGTAAAGACTTGCCAACGGAAATTTTTAGTGTATTCACTGAAAATAAAACAACAATAAAAAGGAACAAATAAACATGAACGATGTAACAACTAAAAAAGAAGGAGCATTAGCAATCAATATGTTTGAAGCTGATGCAGATCAAGGAACTCAAAACATATCGCAAGAAGATCTTGCTTTACCTTTCCTAAAAGTTTTGGGACAACTATCTCCAGAGATAAACGAAAGAGATGGTAAATATATCGATGGTGCAAAACCCGGTATGATTATCAACACAGTCACAAATGAAATCTTTGATGGAGTAAAAGGTATAGATGTTATACCTGCATTCTATAAAAGACAATACGTTGAGTGGCAGGATAGAGGTACAAGTGCCGGTGCACCTGTAGCTATCCATGATGCTGATAGTGATATTGTTAGTCAAACAACTAGAGATAAGTCTTACAAAGACAGATTACCAAATGGTAATTATCTTGAAAATACGGCTAACCATTTCGTCATTCAAGTAGGTGATAACCCTGGAAGTGCATTGCTTTCTATGAAATCTACTCAACTTAAAGTTAGTAGAAAATGGAACTCAATGATGATGGGTATTAAGATGCAAGGTAAAAATGGTTTATTTACACCTCCCACTTATAGCCACATTTACAATCTAAAGACTGTTCAGATGTCTAACGACAAAGGAACATGGTTTGGTTGGGATGTAAGTAAAGTTGGACCAGTATCAGACAAAGGTTTGTATGATATTGCAAAAAACTTTGCTGAAAAAATAGGTAAAGGTGAAGTAGAAGCAAAACCAGAAAACCAAGAGCAAACAAAAAAACCAACAATAAACTTGTAATAGTTTCCTGCAGGGGTGGACGGGGATGCGAGAGTTGATCCGTCCACTAATTAAATTATGATTGAGAAGATAGATACAGCACCGGTTACCTATGAAGATTGGATAGATCAAGGAAGGATTATTATACCCTGTCTTAAGGGTACGCCCGAAGTAAAAAATTGGGCTAGCCCGGATTTTAAGATAACGAAAGAAGAATGGAAACAAAAATACTCACACTGCGAAATAGCTCTTAGACTAGATCAAGATACAGATTTTGACATAGACAATTCTTATGTCAGAAGATTTACAGATATATATTTAAAAAATAAAGGTTCTGTTTTTGGTAGAGACAGTAACCCTACAAGTCATTATGTTTGGAATGAAAAATTAACATTTAAACAATTTATTCTACCTAAAGAATTAGAAAAGTTTTGTAAAAAATTTCCTCATGGTAATACGTTATGTGAAATAAGAACTGATGCTAAACACTACACTATAGTTCCTGAATCTCAACACAGTAAAGCTGATGAGATTGTTAAATGGGAAAGTTATAAAGGTTTTAATAAATATCCAGGTGATCTTAAAATAGATTTAGGTAAGATCGCATTGTCTACTGCTTTATGTATTTTATATGCAGGGAAGGGTCAAAGAGATGCTTTTTGTACAGCGATAGCAGGTGTTTTAATTACCAAAACACAATGGAGTGAACAGGAAATAAATGAATTTGTATATGAAATTGCAATAGCGGCTAACGATGAAGAGTCTGGTAAAAGAGATTCAAAAGGTTCTACAGTTAAAAAAGCACAGAGAAAATTTGGTATGCCAAAATTAGCAGAGATAGTTGGGTGTGATACTAGAACTATTGCGGTTTTATTTAGTTGGATAGGAATTAAAGAAGCAGTAAGTGAAGAAGCTCAAGAATCTATTGGAGACATTGTAGAGTACGGAAGTGATAGATATTTTGTAACTATTAACTCAATTATTGAAGGAACAAGCACAGAAAAAACTATAACTGTTGATGGTCCTACACTTAGAAATAAAAAATTATTTTATGATGCAGTGATTAGTAAAGCTTCTGTCTGGATTCCTGAAATGAAAGTAAATGATTTTGATCAAATTATGAGATTAAAATACGAAGCAAGAACTAAGTCTAAGGATTATGTAGAAGAAGCTGCGGAGGATAATAGATTTATAAAACATTTTAAAAATTATATTTCAGAAGAAAAAGCTTACACAAGTAAAAAAGAATTAGCTTATTTTGGAATGCCTTACTACAATCAAGCTAAAAGAATATTAGAATTTAACTTAGATAAATTTGAAGATTATTTACACAGACAAAAAGTAAACGTAGCTAGAGTTGACTTAGTAATTAAATGTCAAAAAATATTAAAAGCTAAAAAAAATCACGGAAAATTTGGAGAAAAATCTTGTGTGTCATGGAGAATATTAAATCAAGATTTAGACAAAGAAGATTTAATAGTTGATGGTGAATATGAGGAGATTACAAATGATTGAACCTAAGTTTATATCTGGTCCTCCAGGTACAGGAAAAACATCTACATTTATAACAGATAAGTATTTGGAATTATTAGATAAATTTACTTATGACAAAATTATAATTTTGTCTCACACAAATGTTGCAGCAGAAGAAATAAGAGATGAGATTTTAAAATTGCCAAAAGTAAAAGAAAAAGGATTAACTAAAAAATCTTTTAAACATAAAATTTGCACAATACATTCTTATTGTAAAAGCAGAGGCATGTCTAAAGAACTTTTTGATTATAAAGATCATATTAATTTATGTAAAGATCAAGAAGTAGGTTCTTTATTTAAATTACAAAAAATAAAAGAATCAGAATTTCAACAACATAATTTTTATAAATATTTAAATGATGCTTTTGGTCAAGGAAAAACTATAGAGGAATTTTGGAGAAGTTGTGAAAAACTTTCTTATAAACCTTATACCTTAAATGTAATTCAAGAAATGCAAAAAGCATATATTAAATATAAAAAAGATGTGAGAACATTGTGTTGTGATTATGATGATATGATACAAGACTTTATAGAAAAATCTAGAGAACCTGACATAGACGCATTAATTGTTGATGAAGCACAAGACAGTAACGTCAAACAATTAGAAGCTTTACAAAAATTATCTACTAATGTTAAAGAATATTATATGATTGGTGATGCAGATCAAACTATATTTGAATTTGCAGGAGCAAATGCAAACTACTTTCATACCTTATCTAAAAATGCAGAACAATTAAAAGACGGTTATCGTTGTGGTAAAACTATAAATGATATTTGTAAAAGTATTATAAAACCTATCTGGGATCATTATGGTTATGAAAGAATATGGAAACCTGCAAACTATCCTAAAGGACATGTTAATGAAGGTCAACCTATAATAGGTGAACATTATTACATGCCAGGTTTAAAATATAATTCTAGTGCTATGCAAGCTTTATTAGATAAAATTAAAAATAGTAATGAAACTTTTTTATTTACTTATCGTGGTGTTCCTTCAGATAACTGGGTAAAAACATTTTTAAAACAACACGGTATAGAGTTTGCTCATGTAGGCAACACGGCTCACGTACCAAAAAAAGAATTGAGGTGCCATAAATTATGGAAAGATTTTACCGAAGGTACACCTATGCCATTAAAACAAATAAAAGATTTTTGGGAGTATATGGGTAGTAAAGTTATTCCAAGAGGAAAAGGAGAATATAAATTTGAAGATTGGATTAAAAAAGATTACACAATTTATGAATTAATAAAATTAAAATTACTTAGAGAAACTTCCGTTAATGAAAAAGATTTTACATTAATAAGAATAAAAAAAGGTACTAAGGAAGAATACGAAAAAAGACTTATATACATAGAAAAAATTTTAAGAAGAGGTTTTGATTTAGAGGGAGATGTAAGAGTTAAGTATGCAAATATACATACAGTAAAAGGACTTACATTTGATAATGTAATTGTTGATTTAACTGCAACAAGGAAAGAAGATTATTTTACACAATTAAGACTAAAGTACGTTGCTTATAGTCGAGGAAGATATGATTGTTGGACTATAGCATCACGAGGACAATATAAATTAGGAGTAAATTATGAGCGCATATAATAAACAAATTTCAGGATCACATTATAAAAATTATAAGATTCAACCAGCAAAGTTTATAAACGAGAATAAATTGCTTTTTGCGGAGGGAAATGCTATTAAGTATATATGCAGGCATTCTGCGAAAGGGAAAGAAGAGGACATCAAGAAAGCAATACACTATTTAGAAATGATACTTGAAAGGGATTACAATGTGTAAACATCCAGAAGACCTAGATCTTAACGGTATAAATACTGTTGCTGTAGACATAGAAACATATGACCCTAATTTAAAAACAAAAGGATTAGGAGCAATAAGAAAAGACGGTTTTATAACAGGCGTAGCTGTTGCAACCGGTAAAGAGACTGCATACTTTGCACTTAAACATTCTGACATTGATTTAGATTTTAATAAAGTCAAAAGTATATGGGATTCTTTAAACGAAAGAATATTTCAAAATAAAAAAATTACAAAAGTATTTCACAATGCAATGTATGATGTGTGTTGGATTCGTGCTGTAACAGGTATGAAAATGAAAGGTCGACTAGTAGATACTATGATAGCTGCATCTGTAATTGATGAGAATAGATTTAAATATTCTCTAGATTCTTTATCTAAAGATTATCTCAATGACAATAAATACAAATACGATTTACAAAATAAAACACTAGAGTGGTCTGGTGGCATGGTAAAAGATCCTATGTCTAACATGCACAAACTTCCTGCATACATTGTAAAAGATTATGCAAAGCAAGACGTAGACTTAACTTTAAAATTATGGAATCTGTTTAACGAAAAACTTGACGAAGTATTATATACTAAAGTTGATGAAGAAGGCAACAAAGAAGAAAAAACTTGTAGACAAATATTTGAATTAGAAACAAAATTATTTTTATGTTTAGTTGACATGAAATTTAAAGGCGTTAGAATTGATGTCGCAAAAGCTGTCCTGTTTGGAAGACATCTTAAAAAAAGAAGAGATCAAATATTAAAAGCAATACAAAACAAAACAGGTATCTGGGTAGATATTTGGGCGGCTTCTTCCATAAAAAATTTATTAGAATATTTAAAAGTAAAAGACTACAAGGTTACACCTAAGTCTAAGATGCCTCAACTACCTAAAGATTATTTACAAACACACGAACAAAAATCTTTGCGTATGATTGCTAAAGCAAGAGAGTATGACAAAGCAGCTAATACTTTTGTAGATGGTTTACTTGGTTATGTTCATGGTGAAAGAATTCATGCAGATATTAACCAAATAAGATCTGATCAAGGAGGCACAGTTACAGGGCGGTTTTCTATGAGTAACCCGAACCTACAACAGATACCTTCTAAAGGTTTTATAGGAAAGAAGATGAGGTCTCTTTTTTTGCCTGAGGAGGGCCATACATGGGGTAGTTTTGACTATTCACAGCAAGAGCCTAGGATTGTGGTCCATTATGCTATTAAGTTAGGTTTACCCGGTACAAGTAATTTAAAAGAAGAATTTAACAAAGACAATGCAGACTTTCACCAGATAGTAGCAGACATGGCTAAGATATCTAGAAAACAAGCAAAAACTATTAACTTAGGTTTGTTTTATGGTATGGGTAAATTAAAATTACAGGCAGAGTTAGGTTTAGATAAGATAGGTGCTAAAAAATTATTTGATGAGTACCATAGTAAAGTACCTTTTGTTAGACAGTTGTCTCAAGATTTAATTAATTTTGCTGCAGAGCATAAATTATTATTTACTTTACATGATAGGTTTTGCAGATTTAATAAATGGGAAACTACTAATAAAGAATGGGATCCTGCTGCTAATAGATTTAAACCTGTAAAATTATATACAGAAGAAGAAGCAAGAGAAGCTTTTAAAGCTGAAATGTTAGAAAAATATAAAGAAAACAAAATAGATCCTAACTACATGGATTTTTTTGATAAATATTATGTACCTGCATTTACTTACAAAGCTTTAAATAGATTGATACAAGGGTCAGCTGCAGATATGACTAAAAAAGCTATGGTAGATTTGTATGACAAAGGTATCGTGCCTCATATACAAATACACGATGAATTATGTATATCAGTCAAGGATCAAGGAACACGGATCACGGTTCAAGAAACAATGGAACAAGCTATACCACTTGAAGTGGACAATAAAGTGGACTATGAATTTGGTCCTAATTGGGGTAATATAAAATGAGGATAAATTATGGCATATTTAAACGCAAACATACCAGCGACTTACGCACAAATAAGAAGAGAGTATTTATATGATCTTAAAAAACATCATGGAGAAGTTGAAGACTGCATTATCTTTGGTCTTAGCGCTCTTACAGGTAAGTCTATATTATTTCATGCTATTATGGAAAACGGTGCAATATTTTATCGCTTACCAATTAGCGCGTTTATTCAACAGGGATTTGACCCACGTGGAGTGCCCGGAAGAAGACTTGATGAACTACAGCTCTGGAATTGTTTTTCTTATTATCCTGCTGTGCATCGTTGGGATATTCTAGACGGACAAGCGGGTAAATACATAGGAAAAGATAAAAAATGGCACCCGGGTAAATACTTATTTACGGTTGACTTTGCACATCCAGAGTCTAATATACTTGACACTGATCATTCAGAGATCCCGCACGAGCATAAGTGCGCACACATAATTGCCTTAGATGATGGTAATTTTGCAGCACAACCTAACAACAGATGTATATGGGATATACCTTCTTTCACTGTGAAAGATAATATTCCTGACTGGAAAGTGCAAACCTCTGAGTGGAACGTTGAAGATAGCAGGGCTTGGCGTACAGAAGATACGGATAAGTTCTTTTATGAAATCGAGGAGAAAAAAAATGATTAATAAAATGAAAAGTAAAGCTATGCATTACTGGTCTGACCACAAGATTGAATGTCTTGTAGTTGTTGTACTTATTGTAGCTTACGTATTAAAGTAATGATTATGGAGTGTGCTAGGATGGATTATAGATTCACAGCAATTTTAATTATTGCTCTTTGTCTCCTAGCATTCTTCGGAGGTCCAGTTAGATGAAAATATCAGAAGAAACATCAGTGGCAATGCCAATTAAAAACATGATAGGTATAGTTATAGCTGTTGCAGCTGGAGTGTTCGCATATACGGAACTGACTTCGAGGTTAGTATCGTTAGAGACCTCACGTGAGTTAATGCAAGCTGATTTACTTAAAGCTAGCGATCAAAAACCCGTGGACCAAGAACAATTCATGCTTCTCGAATCACTTTTTTCTGACGTAGAAAAATTAATTTTAAATCAAGAACAGAATGTAACAAACAAAGTTAATATAGAATTTAACAAGCAATTACTTGAAAAAGCTTTGCAAGATATTGAGAAACTTAAAGATAAAGTTAGAGAAAATGGAAAGAGTTACTAGAAAAATTGTACAGTATTTAGAAGACATGGAAAAAAAAGCTAAACAAATGAGCTTTACTAAAAATTTAAAAAAAGAAGTAGAAACTGGCAAGCATGGTACACAAAAATACGTTGTCAAGCAAGGTGAAAACAAAGGTAAAATTTTATGACAGAGTTGGTGGTAGCCCTACTTATGATTGTCAACGGAGAGATCAAGGAACACAGAATCCAAGTATCTATGTCTGATTGCCTTAAAGGCAAACGTGTCGCGATGAGAACGAATACAAAAGACAATATTATTTACCAGTGCCTAAAATCTATGGCTGAACTTGAAAAAAATATAGATGGATCTTTCTCGATAAAAAAGCTAATATTAGAGTAATGAAAATACAGACAGAAATAGTAAATGGTAAATGCCCAACATGTGAAGAGTTTACTATGTTAGTAGGACTTACAAATCAATTGTATAGATGTATGAATTGTGGCACTGATTTAGAGCAACATGTTAATGGTAAAATAAGTTATCTACCACACATTACAAGACCAAAAGATGCTACACCTTTTGTAAAAGAATGGAAAGATGGCTAAACAAAGTTTCAAGTTCTTTACCCCTCGAGATAAACCCAAGAAACGTGGACCACGGCAACACAAAAAAAATAAAAATAAAAGTGAAAAAAGACAGCAAAGAATGCGCCGTTATAAAGGCCAAGGTAAGGGTTGACAAATATCCATTAGTATCCTATATATAGGACATGAAAGTAATAAAGGAGAAAACAATGAAAAATAACTTTGAAAAAAGATATGCTAAAGGCATAAAGTTTGATGTTAGAAACAAAGGTACTTGTTATGTAACTATGAAAACAAATGCAGGTGAATTGACTGTGTATATAGATGCTATGGACGGGTTAAATGATCCACCAATGGTACGTGCATGGATACCTGGTAGAAGAGATAAGGAGATAAATTTAACATGAAAGAAAAAACAATAACAATCAAAGTAAATGGTGCTGCTCAAGGACAGTGGTCTAATCTTTTACTTGAACTAAACTTAATGAAAAAAGCTTGGCGTCCTTATGGTGTAAATATAAATTTACACGCAACAGGTTTAAAAAACATTATTAATTGGGGAACTAGAACTAACGATTATGTTAGACCTACTAGAAAAAAATAATGGAACTTATACTGTTAAGCGATGAACTCTATCAACTGGTGACAGTTACAAAAAAGATGATGGAAGGAATAAAATTATTAAGTGACATAGATTGTTTTGATCTATGTGACATACTACGTGTACATCTGACCACGTATTATGATGCACCGTACAATGTTCATGTCATGAATAATGGCACTGGTGAATTTTACGGGTGTATTTGTAAATAAAATTTGAAAGCTCAAGGGCGTCCAAATCTTGCCAATGGCATTTCCCTGTACGTTAGCGATGACCGCAAGGTAGCAACCTGGAGTTTGGCCGGCTGTGAGTACGTGCACGGAAAGCAGCTGGTTTGATATGAATTAAAAGTACCTATCCCAAGAGGGATGTTGTGGGGATAGGTAAATGGTGAGAAGATCACTACCCACTAACATATTAGCTAGATTGAGTCAACGATTCTTTACATTTAAATATTGTATAAACTCTATTATTTGTTAATAATTTTTCATCATAGATTGATAAATAGTCAAGAGAGTATTCATATCCATATAATGCACAATCTCTATAGTTGTCAAAAACTTTAGTAGCACCTGGTAATTCAGTACAAGTTTGCATAGTACCGCTACAAATAGCTAAAGAAAAAATAAATACTTTTATCATTGACAATCCTATATTATCACCTATATTAAGTTTTTAAAATGAAAGGAAACGCATATGACAGATATGACTAAATATAAAAATGTTTCTCTAACAAAAGAAACATACGCTACTTTACAGAAATTGTCGAAGGTTATTTTTCCTGACGCAGAATTGTCTGTAGCAAAAACAATTAATGCATTAGCAAATGAGAAAGCGAAAAAACTAAATGGCAAGTTCAAGAAAAGTTAAAAAAGTATACGTATGTCCTACTTGTAAAGGTAATGGCTACGTAAAAGTCGCATGTATTATGGATACAGAAGATATGATTCATCAATGTTGGGATTGTGATTCTCAAGGAGAACTTTATGATTATGGCGATGAAGATTTTTCTGATATTGGAGAAGAAGGAATGTCAGTACACTGATGTTTGATAAATATATTTATATGTTTTTAGATAGGGTTATGGAGTGGTCTGGAAAGATTAACTCCTGGTCCTGGATTAAATTATATGGAAATAGAAAGGAAGGTTATGGCTACAAAAAAAGAAAAGTACGACGGGAGAAGTAGACCTTCTAACAAAGCTTATGATGAAGGTTATGCAAGGATATTTAATCCTGTAGCAAAAGAAGTTAGAACTTCTAAGTTTAAATCACAAGTAATTAGAAATAAAAAGAAAGATGATTATTTTAATAGTAAGTCAAATAAACAACTTTTAGAAGAAATTAATATTAATGAAGAAGAGTAGTAAATACAATTACTTAGACGGAAAACAAATCACGGATCCAGATACTGGAAAACGTGTTTATGAAGTAAGTTCTTATAGACTTCCTAGTGTAACTACTATATTAGGGGCTACCAAAAATACAGAATTTTTAACCAAATGGAAGGCCAAAGTAGGTGAAGCAGAAGCAGACAGAATCAAGAATGTATCTAGTGCACGGGGTACCAGTATGCACAGATTCCTCGAGTCTTTTATCACGGACGTTGGCTACGATGATCTTACAGAACTCGGACGCCAGGCGCGTCCCATGGCCGAAAAAATTATGGAGATTGGCCTTGCGCCAGTGGAAGAGTATCATGGCTCGGAAGTTACATTATTCTATCCTGGTTTGTACGCAGGTCAAACTGATCTCGTATGTAATCATAATGGTATGGAAACTGTTGTCGACTTCAAACAAGCTAATCGTCCGAAAAGGGAAGAATGGATCGAAGATTATTTCTTGCAAATTGCAGCATACGCAATGGCCCACGATGCAGTCTACGACTCTAAAATTGAGCAGGGAGTTATCATGGTATGCACGCCTGACTTATATTACCAAGAATTTAAGGTAGCAGGACCAGAACTTAGACGCTGGAAACACGAATTTTTGAAACGTTTAGATATGTTTCATGAACTACAATACGACGAGAAAGAAAAAACAACACCAATGAAAGAAGAGGATTTTAATGACAGATCAAACGAGATGGGGCATAGACCTAGTTCAAGTAAAGAATAAGGCTATAAAATACCAAAAGGACCTTGTATCACGGGCCATGGAACAAGTGATGAAGATGGACGAATCAGGGATCACGGACCTTATGATCCAGATAGAAAAGGTCTATGAAGAAAAATACGGAGAAAAAATAGTAAACAAAGTTGTACTATAATGGGGACTATCCTATATATTATCCAGGATTTTGAAGTATCGAAAGGGTGTCGGCAGGGTGTCGGCAGGGTGTCGGCAGGGTGTCGCAAATTATTAAAAAGTGCGACATATGTATACACAATGTGGCAGAAATGTGTCAATTGCCACAATTTAGCCATAAAAGTTCGACACTTGCGATACCCTTGCGATACCCTTGCGAGGGGGGGGGTGTCGCAAAATAAGCTTTGTATACCAACCCTTATAGAGCAAAATAGCCATTTGCGATACCTTTTCAATTTGAAAAAAATAAGCGCAGTTAAAAAAATAAAATTGTTATTTAGGTGTCGAAAGGATAAAAAGTAAATATGTCAAAGAAAAAATCTAGAGTCATAAATTCATATGTTAAGAAAAAGATAGTAAACAAAAGTTTACCATTTCCATACAAACGAGTAAGAATCGATTGGATTGATATCATCACAGAAGGTGGCTGGGGTAGCGAACGTGAATTTCAAAATATGAAATTAGCAACACCAGTAAGTGAAGGTTGGTTGTTTTCTAAAGACAAAGATACAGTTAAAATATTTTCTGGATATGATGTAGATGATGATGGTTCTATTACTTTTTCGGAGCGGTCGGTGTTTCCAACATCTTGTGTGAAGAAGATAACTCGGATTCATTAATATCCTGTGACTCACCCTCAACAACATCAGCATTTAAAAGAGGAGCGTAATCCTCTAAAATCTGTTTCATTTTTGCTTCTAATTCTTGCTCTGATAGTTCTTCCAATTTTCCCGTTTTTATTATCTTTCTGTCTATGTATAGCCCTGCCGCTTTACCTCTGTTGGCCTCAGCGTTTACCGCAGAAGAAAAAGAACCTTTCTTCAAAGCAGCTTCTCTAAGTCTAGCCAATTCTGCAATGTGTCCTTCATAAGACACTTCATGTTTTCTTAATCTTTCTTCTTTTAATAATGAAATATGTTTTACAACTAAAGGACTAATTCTTGGATTAGTTAGTTCGCTTCCTTCTACCATTGCTCTCTTAGGACTATAACCAGCAGCGACAGCTGCCTCTCTTTTAGTCATAGGTCCATCTGGTCCACCGAATACTAAAAACTCAGCAAATCGTTGTTGCATTTCTGTTAATCTTTTTGGAACACCCATCTTGACTTTTTAAGGTAACTATCCTATATTGTCAAGAATGAAAGTACATAGAAGTTCAAAAGAATTACAAGAAACTATTGAGGGATATAAGTTATTAATAGACCAGTTAAAGAAAGAAATTTGGCAATTAAAACAAACTGCATCTGAGAATGAAAAAAACAAAAATCTCTTGCAAGGTTATAAAAACGTGATAAATGATTTATTCGCTAAGTTAAGTCAAAAAGATTTATGAGAGTACAAGACCTCCAACTTTTTCTAAGTAACTTTACAAAAGGCTCTGACGCAGTAAAAAATGCAGTTATTTTTGTAGAGATAAAAGGAAAATTACATGAGATTAAACGAATGGAAGTACATGAAAATTCTACTCCAATTATTGGTCAACCAGGTCATAGTGCACACAGATTGGTATTAAAAACCGAAAAACCTTCTAAGCTTATCTTGCCAGATAAACTTCAGAAGGACTACTAATGCATGATAAAATTACTCTAAAAAACATATGGGACCAGAGCGTAAATTGTACCAAAAAGTTAAGAAATCTTTTACCAATTTTTCCCTTAATAGACTTGAAAATACTAGCTTACATGGCACTCCCGATCTATTGGTCTGTAATAATTCTGGCCACTTTTTTACCTTAGAACTCAAGATAACAAAGGGTAATAAATTAAGATTTAGTCCACACCAAATTGCCTTCCATGTGAGGCATCCACACAATACATTTATCTTAGCAGAGACCCTTGGTCCTTGCTCCTCTAAACTTTCTCAAATATCTTTGTACCCTGGTTCACGGATCTTGGAGCTTGATGCTTGCGGCTTGAAGCTTGAACCTTTATGCTTAGGGCTTGATGCTTGCAGCCTGATGCTTGATCAGCTTGGCGCTTGAAGCTTGCTGCTTGCAGCCTGAAGCTTGATGCTTGTGGCCCGGACCAGGGCGCACGCTATCAACGACTTCGCGAGTGTCGGGTTTGCTAATGGCCTGATCCGTTTTATCCCTAGGGATTCTGTAAAATTTTGGGTGTTTAAAAACATGTGTCATGATTAGTGTTTACCATATTCTATATTTTTTACCAGCGGATCCCAACAAGCTCGACAGCTGCCGCACTCGTTGTTGTTGTCAGGGGCTGGACAGCTTCGACTCTTCGTCGAGACTGTTGACGTATTGGCCCAGCTCTTGACTGGTCCCTGATCTATCATCGGTGATGAGAAACGCACAACTAAGTTCGCTGGTGCGTTAACCATATGGTCCTTGATCCACGCTTCACGGGTCGGCATCCAGTGCCGTTTCGCTGGTGTGAGCTTGCACACTTCGAATATCTTCTCCAGGTGTTGCACGTCCTGCACGTCGCCTGAGTCATGCCATCTAAACACATCAGGCTTTTTAGAATTAATTAGTGTTGCCATTGCCAGCACCCAGTCAGGGTGACTGATGGCCTCGAGTCTTTTGTACTGAGCTTCTTGTACAACCTTAAAAACATAACAACCTTTCAGGGCGTAACAGCCTTCACAAACTGAATTTTTTATTTGTCTTAATTTTTTGCCAGTCTTGCATTCCTTCGCAGGTATACCAATTGACCAGCCAGGCATCTTTGACGGTTTACTTAACCCTCCAACCAGGGTCCATGCTTCTTTTGTATTCATATTATCCTTTCAAACTTATTTTTGTTAATTCCATTTGTGAGCCTTCTTTGATATCCTTTTCAAAGTTTAAAATTGTATCAACCTTGCTCCGAATTTCTGTGTCGCTGTGACCGTTGCTGTCCATCCATTGGATCACCTCAACCAGCGCCCAGTGTTGCTTTCTTAATAATTCAATTGTATTTTCCATTTTCTTTCTCCTTTAGTTTATAGGATACAATAACATTGTAATTTAATCTTGTCAAGCTTGCAGCTTGACGCTTGCAGCTTGAGGCTTGTCGCTTGTAGCTTGGTCCTTGATCCTCCAGCCAGCGCGCATGCTGCAGGAAGACTCGGGCCATTGCTGGCCCGGGACGTCTACTCACTTCTTACTCCTAGCTTCAAGGTTAAAGTCATACCAGCCGCTGCTGTCTAGGAACTCTACGGCCCTGTCCAGTGCATTCCTAAAATGCTTCGTCCGGTATTCAGCTGGACAGTCTTCATCAGCGTGACATGCTAGCCACGCCAGCATGTCACAAATTTCATTTTCGCGTTTGGAGAACTTAGTCATCCTTCCTGTCCTCCATATATTTTCTAGATCTCTCCTGATCTTCCTTCACCATCCTGATGACCTCTTCCAAGGCGTCCGCTATTCTTCTGAGCTGTACAACTTCACCTCTTATGTTTGGTTCTTTTTCACTATTTATACTCATATGTTTTATTCCTTTCTAAATACATCCTACATTATCCCTGAACCATTGTCAAGCGCTTGCTGCTTGAGGCTTGAAGCTCAACTCTCTCCTTCTTTAGAATGATTTTTAGAATCATTCTAAAGTGGCTCTCGGTAGGTCTCACCCGAGATTATTCCTAACGCGTGTCGCGCATAGCATCCAAGACCAATGGGCCACAAATTATTAGCAGGACCCTGAGTTGAGGCCGGCGTGCTTTATTTTAACAGCCCGGGCAACAGGCCTAACAGGTTATCACCTGTCAGGGTCCAGCAAATAATGATCAGTCACTATGCTACGCGGGGGGTTGACGGCCACAGTTTCAGTCAACATTCGGGAGCTCCTTTACCGCCCACCGTGTTATAGTGTTTATCTCCACAGTCAATAATGACTGATCTCGGATCTAACACAGTTGAAAATATTAGATCCGAGATCAGTAGCGTTGCTGTTATCCTACAGACCAACGCTAATAATCTCTACTTGTTTAGAGTAATTAATATATAATCCTTGACAATCCTATTGTCAAGTAGTAAAACAAAAAAATAAAAATTAATTAACAGAAAGGTCTAAAATGACAAAAATAAGAATGAATACAGAGTTGCGAAACAAACTCTTTAATAAAATAAAAAATGTCTTTGAGAATGAAGACACTCAAGAACGAGAGGCATATCTTCAAGCAAGGGAAAATGTTGATAGAGAATATGAACACGCTCATAGACTTGCAGTAGATGTAGTTGAGAGATCATATCCACCAGAAGATGTTGCAACTCTTAGAACTTTTAAAAAGAAGTATGGCAACCCTTGTGATGTTGTAGCAAAAGATAAATGTTTTTACTTTGCACACAACGAAGACAAAGATGAAGATGGCGACGTTACAGAAACAAAATCTCATTTTGATTTTGGTTTGTTTGGTAATCTAAATGGTAATGAGTATGGTAGTGATGAGGGCAAAAAGTTTGCGTTTGCATATTATAGAGAAGATTTAAAAGCTATGGATTGCAACCCAGATATCTACGCACAACAAAAAGAAAACAAAGACAACCCACATAAAACAAAACACGTTGATGAGTGTACTAAAGCATTGGGTCATACTAGTAGTTATAATGGTAATGACAATACAGGCATGACTAAAACTTTTGATGACCAATATTATCTTGATGTTATCGGAACATCTTATTGCAGATCAAGAGCAATAGCTTGTACCAAAGATGAGTATTCAATGTTTGAAAGGTGGAGAATTGCAAAAGGTAATTTAGTTACTACACACCAAACATGGATTGATAGTATTGTAAAACAATGCGATCAGTTAAAAATTGGATTAAAAGCATACAGATATCTTTCAGAGGGTATTGAACTTGCAACAGAACTTGGAATACAAGTTGATGAGGCAGAGTTAATTAGAACTAACTCAACAGGTTTGACTATCTACAATCCAAGCAACTTG